TTGTCTCTGCGATTGTAGGGCGGGTTAATGAAATTGCTTTGCCCCCATTTAAACTTGGGGTCTAGCCCATCAAATGTGGCATGGTACGGGCATGGGTCGCAGTCAAAATGAAACTCCGCGTCTAGTCTGGCGTATAAATCTGGAGGTGTTTGAAAATGATCATCTTCTTTATCTCCACTTCTGGTCTTAGCCATCATGTCCTCCAGATAAAATCACGCGGTTGAGTAACGCTCGTCTCCAGCCCACAGCAATCGCAGTGCGCGATGTGCCATGTCTGCATCCGGTCTGCTGGTTTACCACCCATCGTTCCAGCACAGCGCAGGCAGATCACCCTGTAGTCCATCGGGTTTCCGATCTCTGTGCGCTTGTCGGTCTTGTCGTACAAACTTCGCATGAACAGTTTCATTTCATCCTCTCCAACATCTCACGCAGTCGCCCCTCGAAGTCAGTCGATACGCAGGGGTAAACGTATTGCCGCTGGTCAATCGTCAGGTCACGCCCATGCCTGCTGGCGTTAATCAACTGCGGCGTCATGGCGGTGTAGCTCTTGGGCGGTTCGTTCGGTTCACACACGGTGAACGTGTAGGGTAGTTTAGCCACCGTTCTTCTCCTCGTTAACAACAACACCACCTTCTAAGACTGCCCATACTCGGAGCAGCTCGTCATAAGTCATACCGTGTTCGTCTGCTACCTTACTGATCATGGCTTCGATGTCTTTGATCAGTTGTTCTTTGGTCAGGATGGTCATGTGTTCTTCTCCTTGAGTTTGGCTTCTACGGCTTACTTACGCGTGTTCCAGTCGAAAATATTTCGAGGAACATGGTTCTTGATCATAAGCCGGTAGTTCTGCTCCGCCTTGTCCGCCCGTTCGCGCTCGGTGGCGAGTCGCTCAGTCTGCACCTTGTAGACATCCTCAAAACTTCTGCTCGGCGTTGCCACCGGCTCCTGCGCCAGCCTCTCGCGCAGGGCGGTGATGGCTTTGTCCATTAGCCGGATCATTTCGTGGCGGCTGCTCATGCTGTTTATTTCGCAAAGCTTCGCGCCACAGATGTCATCCAGCGCCTGCTGCATCAGTTCTCTGTCGGTCATTTCTCTCCCCTTGCTCGGATTGCGGCGGCGGCTTCCATAAGCGCGGCAGCCTTTGCGCCACGTTTATGCTTACCGTCCTCTGTTGTTTCACTGCGAATCAAAGTGAAGTTTCGTCCGCTTGCAGCGTCACACACCTTCGCGCATTCCTCACGCTCGGCAGCAGCAACAAGGGCGGCGAAGTGAACGATTAAATCGGAAAAATCCGCCAAGTCGCCTTGCGTAAACCCCGCCTCACGAGCCGTGCGGATGATGTCATCGCGGTTCATTTCTCATCTCCACAAAACACTCGTTTAAACTCCTGTTCCTGCCATTTGCATTCTGCATCCCACGCGGCATCCCCCGCAGCCCGCGCAGCCCGCGCAGCCCGCGCAGCAGCCCACGCATCCCACACAGCAGCCCTTGCAGCAGCCCTCGCAGCAGCACCCCACGCAGCAGCACCCCACGCAGCATCATCCCACGCAGCAGCCCGCGCAGCAGCTAACTCATGTTCCGTCGCTTGTCCGTGCGCGTAACGCTCCGCAACATCCAATGCGTTAATGCTTTGGTCAGTCATCAGATGCTGCACCCGACGAGCGCAGGCTACGCTAAACAATCTGGCCTCTTTATCAACGCCTTCGCACGCCCTGAGACACCACACGGCGTCATCAAAGCCGTTGCTGTTTAGGATTTCAAGCATTGACAATGGCTCGTCATCCGCCTTCGTTTTGCCTAAATTCTTAAGCAGTTTTTCCCATCCATCGCTGCATGGTTCACATGCGCGGATTTTGTTAAGTGTGGTGTAAATCATTGCCACACCCAGCAAGTGAACTTGTCATCGATCATGGTAATGACCGTCATGGCCCCGTTGACACGGGGGAACTTGCAAGCATTGACCATCGCCCGCTCCTGCCGCTCATCCACGACAGGCTCACGCATCAGCCACACGGTTAGCGCCATGCCGGTGACCAGACCGAGCACGAACACATACACTTTGCCCCGCGTTATCTCACCCTGCTCTACAATCTTATGGTTCACGATAGCCTCCCGTTGATCAAGCAATCCTGAAACTCCTCGATCTTCTCTTCGTTCACCACCCACGTTGCACCACCAGCTTTCCAGATGTTCATAAGCTCGCGGTCTTGCAGTGCTGTGGTCTTGCCCTTGCCTGCCTTGCACTCGATAGCAACAAACTTACCCTCGACGCAAGCAATGATGTCAGGGATACCCGAGCGGCCATAGCCGCCCGTTGCGGGGAAGAAGTAATATGCACCCGCCGATTTCAATATCTCCACGACTTTCTTCTTGACCTTACCCTCTGGCGTCATAGCCATCAGATGCTCCTTCCTTCTTTTATGCCTTTCTCATACAGCGCGTCCAACTTCCACATGACTTGGCGCTGCAACCCTTTGGCGCGCAGGAACATCACGCCATCTGACCTGATGGTAACGACCAGATTTCTCGGGCCGTTGTCCTGCACTACCACCTCCAGCTCTCGCGCTACGTCCTTGTTCGGTGCTAATTTCGTTGTCATGCGTGTCCTTACCAGTTGAACTTGCCCAGCATTTCATCGACCTGCGTCTTGAGGGCACTGCGCTGCTGCATGTCCTCACGCAACGTGTCGGCGACTGACAACTCCCGACCGCTCTTCTTGGCAAGGACGTTGACACTGGTCAAGCTGCGCTCCAGCGACACCCGCGCACGCTCAAGGTCTGCGTCCTGCGTGATGTTCAGCGCCTTGACCATGTCACACAACTCCAGCCCCGACTCCACCAACGTATCATGGAAGCGGCGCGGTTTGGGCTGTCCGTCCACAATGTCAACAGTCAATCGGTCGGACATGCGTTTCAGGTGGTCACTGATACGGGAGCGCACGTCAGCCATCGCGCTCTCCACACGCTTGTCTGCCAGTTCTGCCAGTTGCTTCTGCAGTTCTGCTTGCGCAGCGTCACCGACATCGACGCGGAAGTCACCCGAAGTGGGCACCGGCATGTAGTTGACGTTGAACCCGAACTTGCCCTTGATGGTGTCGGGCGACGGATACTCGTCGCGCTTGAACATGCTACCCAACGCCATCGCTTGCGCAGTGATGAGTGACGGATACACTGCCACAAAGTCTTCGCACAGCTTCCAATACTTGTCCTCGTTCGCAACCATGTCAGCGTTGAAGCTCTGGAACTTGATGACCGGCAGCAAGCGCAGCCCGCTGTCAGACCACGGCAGGGTGTTGGCATACACAAAGTTGCGCACCTCGCTGATGAACTGCTGGATGACCTCCAACTCCTTGCGCCCAGCCAGCAGGTTCTTGTTGACGCGCGCAGCGCCCTTCTCGGATGCGCCCTTGTCACGCACCACCTCGTCAGTCACACCACGGTCCAGCTTGCGCGCGGTCCACACGCTGGCGTTGAACTCGACGAGCATGGCACAGGTATCAATGTTGTAGCGTTGCATTTTGATTCTCCTTGGTTAGTTACTTAACGCGCATCACTTCGATATGCTCTTTGCTTGCGGCAACCATTACAGACCCGGTGCCCCAGTTGGTGCATGCCCACGCAGACAGGGAGCTTGACAGGTGGGCCGGCTTGAACCGATCACACGGCACTTTCGTAATCTGCCCCGGGATCAAGGGCTGCAGATACGGACGGTAGTGCGCAGACATCTCCCCATACTTGCGGTTGTCACGCATCGGACGCCTGCGCCGCGCCTTCTTGACCCCTACGACTTCACCCCGAGTGTGGCGGGTGCCGTCAGGCAGCGTGACTACATACGACGCGTCGAGCGCGGTCAGGATGTTGAGGGCGATGTCGATGCTTCGATTGTGCAGCTTGCTCATTACAGTAACTCCTTGGTTAGATTTTGATGCTGCTGATGTCAACCTTCATGCCAACGCGCGGCTTGAAGGACTTGTTGTCAACCACGCCCCACAGACACGGCACGTCGGGAACGGTGTAGCTGCTCTCGATGTAGCCATCCGTGAGGTAGACCACTGCTACAGGCTTGTATTGCTTCGCTGCTACATACTCGGCAACGCAGGACACGCGCGTGCCGCCGCCACCCTGCGGCTTCATCAGACCGGCGATCTTGTCGTAGTCGTCGGGGGTGAACTCCTGCTCGCTGTTGACGCCATCGTCCCACCATATGATGCGGACACGCTCCGGCCGCACGGTCTCGCAGATGCGCGCAATCTCGCCGAACACCGTGGGATACACGCCACCCATCGAACCCGATGCGTCGCATGCGACGATCAACTCGCCGATGGTCTCGCTGAAGTGTGAGGGCATGATGAAGCCCAGCGGCTGCAAGCGCTTGTTGGGCGGGCAGAAGCGGCTGTTGTCGTAGCCCGAGCACATGGACTGGACGAAGTCACGCAGCGCCTCGCGCCAGTCGGTCTCGCGTTGCTGAATGGTGGCGTCGAGCGGGTTGCCGCCGTTGCCGGTGCCACGACCGCGCAGCTTGTCGGACAGAATCTTGCCCTGCCGCAGCGCCTCATCGACCTGCTTGCCGACACGCTGCATCTCGTCATCGCCAAGCTCGCTACCATCGAGGTGCTCATCGAACGAACCGCCCGAGTCCCCATCGTCACCGTCATCATCGGGCTTGCTGTTCTTGATAAGGTCTTGCAGGATTTCGATGAAGCTCCAGCCCTTGTATTTGGGGTCACGAAACATACCGTCCACCGGTAGCTGCACGAACTGCCAGTGGGGGTCGCACTCCTCGATCATCAGGTTGATGACGTGGTCCTGCGCAATGTTGCTGAGCTTGGGATACTTCTTGACGATCTCCCGATACTCAACGCAGTGGCGCAGCGACTTGTGGCCGTTCTCGTGCAGCACGACGTAGCGCATCTGCTTCTGGTTGAGGGCGTCGCAGAACTTGTGGCCGTAAAACACGTCGCGGCCGTTGGTTGCAGCAGTGGGGTATTTGTCGCTGATACTGACGTTGCCCATGCACACGATACCCGCAAGCAACGAAAACTCGGGGTGCCGCATGATGTCGGTGTGGACAACCTTGATGCGCGCGGACAAGTCCTGCGCCTGCCATACACGTTCAGGTAGCATGATGATTCTCCAGTTGTGGGTGCTGCGTTACTTCAGGTTGAGGAACAGCTTGTTGTCCGTCATCATGGACCGGAAGGCATCCACGGTAGCGAAGGTAGTCAAGCGTGGGCTGTTGGCTATCTGATTGACGAACAGCGACTGCATCTCCGAGCGCATGCGCTTGATGTAGACCGTGACTGCTTGCGCATCCTCGCGGGACTTGGTGTTGACGATGAACTGCTGTATCTGCATGAGTTGCGCTGCAGGGTTGTCAACGATGGGTGTGTTGACGGGATCGGCAACGACGCGGTCATACAGCGGGATGTCACGGTCAAGTGCAACCAACGCCATCAGCGTGCGGGCAGCGGCCTCGCCCATCGCACCGGCAAGCGCGGCCAACAGCGTGTCGTGATCGAGGTGACCGCACGTGTGCAACACGTCGCTGGCTGCATGCAGTGTGCGAGGGCTGACGTAGCCGTCCTGCTTGATACGTGGGTTGAACGGATACACGTTGCACTTGCTCATGTCCTTGCCCGCGTTGATACCGCCCGGCTCGTAGTCCATGAACGACTCGAACACGACAGGGTTCTGGTCAACGAACACGATGATGGCGTGGTGCAGCCCGAACGGATACGCGAACTCGTTCTTCCACTCGTCCTTGGTGGGCTTGCGCATGATGACCTTGAGCATGCGGGTGCGCAGGTGCGCCAGCACAGAGTCGCCCAGCCCCTCGACTGCGAGGTTACTGGTGCCCCAGACGATGCTGCCCTCGGGGTAGTGCAGGGTGCCGGTGCGCCGCTCAAAGATCACCGGGGCCAGCACGTTCTTGATGAACTGCGGGGCCTTGAACAACTCGTCAAGGCAGATGATGGACGGCCGGCTACCGGCAAGCCCCCGATGGTTGGACTTGCTGAGACAGAAGCGCTCGTTGGGAAGCTCGCGCGACACGCCAGCCTCACGGTCAATGTCCGGCATCCACACGCTGCCATCGGACAACTGAGTGCAGTCGATGGGGTCGAGCACGTTGTAGCCCAAGAACGCAGGGTCTTGGCGAAGCTCGTATTGGATGCTGGTCTTGCCTACGCCGTTCTCGCCAAGGACGATGACGGTGCGCTTGTGACCCACGGACTTGATGAGGTCACGGACTTGCGAGTGCGACAGAGTCGGAATCTGCATGGTAATACTCCTTCGTTGTGAGAGTGGGACTTGTGTCCCACTTTGTATTGTTTATTTGGGAGACTACAGAACTAAACACTAGGTGTCAAGTAGTTTACATCTCCTTCACTTGTAGTAATACGTTTTGGGGATAGACACAGGGAACTGCCCGAGGTCCACGGGCGTGTCACCCTTCTTGGTGGGGCAGATGTTGTCGCGCAGGTAGCGCAGGAGGGCGCTGCGGACCGTCTCCGTGGGGAGCACGGCCATGTGCTCGGGGATGTGGCCACCGTGCCATGTAAAGTTCTTGGATATCTCACTCCACGGCAACTCGCGCTGCACCCAAGCCCCGAACGCATTCTTGTAGACCGCTGCGAATATGTCCTGCAGCACCTTGAACAGCGACTCGGACATGTCGGCGTCGTCCCCGTCAACCCACCGCTGCAACACTTCACCGGCGGTCTGTGTGGGGTCGTAACGGACACCTTGAAACGCTCGCCCGTCACGCGTGCTGATCAACGTCGAGGCATGAACCGAAGGCAGCGACAGCATCAGGATGTCGATGTAAGGCTTCAGCTTGTTGAGGAACGCCGTGCGCGTAGCGGTGGCCTCGCTGCTGGTGCGGTGCGCGTAGATGGGGCGATGCGCGGAGCGGGTGGTGTCGATCAACGGGCCGTAGGGTGAGGGCACACAGGTCAGCACGGCGCTCCAAAACATAGGCACCGTGACGCCGTTGTCGGCAACGTAGTCGCGCTGTATTGCCGGAGACAACGGGACGTGCGCGCTTGAGGGTGGGTTGCCTACGCCGGGCATATTTGTGTCTGTTGCAATGTTCCGTTTGCTGGCATAACCGAAGTTGGACAAACGCCACAAGAACTGCCGAGACGCGTTGGACATGTGGCCGTGCAGCCACATGACGAAGGACCCATCAGCCTCGGGCTGGAAGTAACGCACGAGCGGTGTGCCGTAGAGCATCAAGTCGTAATACTCTGGCGTGCCGTGCTTTGCGGCAGCGCTGCGCTCGATGCGGTAGTGCGTTGCCGACACGGTGTAGAGCGGGCGCTGGTGTTCTTCCCAACGCTTGGAGCGTGGCGGCTTGCGCGTCTCGTTGAAGTAGCGGTGTGCTTGCGGGTAGCCGCTGATGGTGGGGAGTTTGTAGATTGAGCTTGAAAACGACATGGTGATTCTCCTTGGTTGAAAGTGGGACGGGGTGTCCCGGTTTGGTAATTGATTGTGGTCACGCAGTTTCGAACAACTCACCCTGTTTGGTGGCCCAGTAGTTCAGGGCTGATCGGGCTTCTTCCTCGGCATGCTCGATGCCGTAGAAACCCCAGCATGAATCAACGATGTCGCCGTGGGCGTCTGTTATTGTGTAGCCGTAGACGTCACCGGTCAGATATTGGTCGAACGTCTTGACCTCACCGGACAGGACACGCAGGGCATTGGTTTCGCAGTCCGGGGTATCACCCCATTCCGCGACTGCCTTCTCTCTGGTGCAATAGACAAAGCCGCACTGTCCACTGTCCCAAGGGCAAGAGAACGGGGAAGTGCTGATTGTTGCCGCTCCGTGAACGTATGCGAACACCGGCAGGCCGATGAGCGAACCATCCTCGATGCCTGCTGCAATCTCATCGAGACGATCACGGGATACGTGCTCCGTGCCCAGCGTGTAGTGGTTAGACCAATATGCGATCTGCCCAAGGTTGTCCCACTCTGCAGGGGAACAGGGGTCATCATCCGTCAGGATGCGCAGGGTGTAGCCGTTGCGTGTTTCTTTGGTGTGTTCGTAACTCATTACGATTGCTCCGTTTTGGTTTCGTTGAGGATTACTTTGGCGCGGGCCATTGCGTTCTCGATCTCTGACATGGGTGCTTCCATGTCCCACAGTGCCACGATGTTATCGAGGCACACCCACAGCGCGTCGTGCTCGTTCGCCAGTTCGTTCATTGCTTCTTCCCAATCACGTGGTGTGCTCATTCCAAATACCCTTCCTGTAAGTAGTAGTCATGCTCGCCGGTGTCGCCTTCGCTGCGCGGGCCGTTCGCGTGCGCGATGTATTCCTTGGCCTTCGCTTCATCGGTGAACACCATACCCGTTGGGTGCCCGTCGTAATACGGGTCACCGCAAGGTCTGCACACAATCCAACATCTCACGCTCATTTCACTCTCCTTTCGCTTTGTGCCACGCTTGGCACCAGACCTCATACCATCCACGCTCAAGCGGGAACTTGAACGCATCGTCCTTACCTGCAAAGAACTCTTGAACGTCCTTACGCTTGATGAACGCCGCCCAAGCGGCATCCCGCTCCTTGTCCTGCACTGGTATGTTCCCTACGTTCATTTCACTTCCTCCGGTATGGTGACTTCGTCACCGAGTTTGCTTGCAACATAGCAGCGCATGGCTGCGACTAGCGGGGTAGGGCCGCAGTAACGGATAGAGTCTTCACCAGCAGGAATAATCTCAGCTTCCCACAAATCACCTTCGGTGAATGTTGGGTGTTGCGTAACGTCAATTCCGCTTGGAAGATCGAAAATGCTGATGAACTCCCGCTCGATGATCGGGCCAGCTTGCGCCCAGTCGGTTGAGGGAAAGAACCAGTATTTTTCAAGCGATGTTTTTCCCTCGCACTTAGCCACCAGCGTATCAAGGGCCTCGCCCTTTAACTCACTCGGTTTAATCTTCATTTCCCGTTCTCCTTGTAGTTAAGCCCCATGTAACCTGATGAGTAGTCGGATGGCTCAAGCCCCGTGCGGAACCCGATGTGTTTATACCGACCGTCCTCACGTTTGCCGCATGCGTAGAAGAACCCATCGCTTGACTGCGACCGGTTGGAGAACGCGTTGATTGCCCAGATGAAACGGTTCTTCGTGATCTCCTTTTCACGCCACTCGTAGAACGCCAGCCGTGCCTCCATGTCGTTGTCGTAGTCTCCTTTCCTGTCCCACATGTCCCACGTCATGTCACGCAGCCAGTCCGGCACAGCTGACATGATCAGGTTGAGCACCTGCGTGTCGTTCAGATATACCGAGTCGGGGAACTGCCCGACTTGAACCTCCCACAGCTTTTTATAGTTACTCATTTTTTCCACCCATTCTTGGGTTTTCGTAGACTCGTTCATCTCACTCCTCCGGTATGGTGACGAAGTCACCAAGTTTTGATGCGACGTAGCAGCGCATGGCTGCGATCAGCGCAGTGTGACCAAACTCCATGTAAATATTTGAACCTTCGCCTCGCGTGGCTAACCACCCATCGCCGTGTTCATCATGCGTCATGGGTTCTAGCGCAATTAAACTTCTATCAATGATCGTCCCACCAAACTCCCAGCGGGTGCTGTATTCCACGGGGGCAAGGACACCATGCAGCCCATCGGCCATGTTCACCAGCTTGTTCAACACCGCACCTTCTGCTTCAGATACTTTGACTTTCATTGCTCATCTCCATAAAAAAGCGGGACACCATGTCCCGCTTGTGGTCACGCAGCGTTGCCGTTAGAACTGCACGCTGATCTTCGCTTCGCTCATCTTGTCCTCGACTGCGCGCTCGATGTCCGAACTGAAGTCGTAGTTGTCGATGGCCTCCTGTATCTTCTCGTCGAAGTCGTAGTTGTTCAGCACGCTCTGAATGTCAGAACTGAAATCGTGGTAGTCCAACACGCGCTGGATGTCATCGCTGAAATCGACGTTGCGCATGTGTTTGTCCACTTGATCCGATATCTCGCCGCTGAAGTCCTGCGTGGCAACGTGGTTGGCCAGCAAGTCCTTGACCCACTCGGCCTGCTGCATCGCCAGCATCAGCGACTCGGACAGTTCATCCACCGTGGGCACCGCTGGCGCGCTGCTGTCCTTCTCCACCTGCGCGGCCTTGATGCGCTGCTCCACCTCGTCGGTGATCATGTTGGCAAGACTTGAAAAGAAGTTACCAAAAAGTAACTGCAGGTTGTCTTGCAGGGTCGCGCGCGCAGGGGTGGGCGCTTCGGTGTTGATGGCGACGTTGATGGGGGTGACGTTGTCAGTCATGGTGATTCTCCTTGGTTGGGTTGGGGGTTCGGCTTGCGCTTTGTTACTGCAGGTGCTCGTTGCGCCACGCGGGGACACGCTTGGTGGTGATGGTCGGCGTGGTGCGTGGGTTGATCAGCCGGCCAGCGCAGTAAGCGATGGGGCGCGGCATGGTGATGGTGACAAAGGGTTGAAGGGCGGCCGGATAAGCGCGGTCGCGGGGGTTGAGCAGCAGGTTGTAGACGTTGTGGTTGCTGTGCTTGATACGCATGATGATTCTCCTAAGTGTGTTGGTAAGTGTTGCTGGTTGTGCTGCGGGTGCTGCATCCAAAGTGGGACAGGGCGTCCTGCTTTTATAAACCACGTCCCACTTCAAATTCTGGTTTTGCTGGTCATGTAACTGCCGCGCTTGCGGCCGGTCAGCGCTGCGCTGATCTTGGCGCGCCGCTCCTGTTCTTTCTCCAGCCCCTTGCCGTGACGCTTCAGATCAGCCTGCCGCTTGCGCAGCTTGGCCACGACACTGTCGCGGCGTTTCTTCGCCCGCGCTTCGCGCAAGGGTTTGAGTTCGGCGTGGAGTGCGCGCGCTTGCAGTTCGGTGATGTCGCCACGCCACAACGCACGTTGGATGGCGCGGCCGGAATTGTCGCGCAGAAGCACGGAATGCCGACACTGGTCGCACGCACGCTCGACCACTAAACGCTGCTTAAACGGGCGCAAAAAGGCTTTTCGATCCCGTTTTTCGTTGCAAACAGGGCAGGTCCAAATTATTTTTGGCATGTTTAAAAATTCCTTTTCGTTGTTAATCAACGTGTTAGCGATTTGTGTCTGCTGTGTCCACTACGTCCAAAACGAAACCCCCGATATTGGCGCAGATATTCTTGCAAGATCAACAGCTTAGTGCGAGCGTGTCCGAATGTCCACATATTTTCGACCTTTAAGCTTTCCGACTTTCTTTCAAAGGAAAACGTCCACTTAAACGTTGTATATATATTTAGGAAGGGAAAAGAGTATATATATGTGGACATCTGGACAGGTGGACGGAACATCGTTGATTTGTCTCAGTAATTTGCGCCAATATCGGGGGTCTGAAATTGGACGCACTGGACAAATGTCCGGCATGTCAAAAATTTGACATGTCTGTGTGTAACACGTTAGTGAGAGATGAAGTGGGACAGCGTGTCCCGCTTTCGGGCTTCGGTGCCGCAGGTGAAGCGGTGCGGGATGACCTTGAACCCGAAGCTGCGCGCCAGCGTGGCGGCTTGGTCGTCAGTCATCTTGAAGCCCAGCGTAGTGAGGCGGACGCTGAGCCGCGCGGACGTGGTGCGGCCCTTGTCGTGGGCGATGCACTCCTCGATGGTGTCGAGGGCGAACGCTTTTATTCTGCTCATGGTGTTTCTCCTGTGTGAAGTGGGACAGATGTCTCACTTGTAAAACTGCGCGCGGGGGCTGCGCAGATTGATGCTCAACCAGATCACGGGGCGTTGCTTCTCGTCCCGCCATGCGGCGCAGATTGCTTCCGCGTCCCCCTGTTCGAAGAACTCCCCGAAGAACTCGATCTGCACGCCGTCCTCGCTGTGGGTGTAGAGCGTGACCCGCCACGTGGGCGGGGTGTCTGGTTGCTTGCTGGGCGTGGCCGTTACGTTGGCTTTGTAGGCTTTGTGCATCCGTTTCTCCAATAGAAAGTGGGACAAAGTGTCCCGTTTTTGATTGAGCGCGCAAGGGGCCGAAACAGCGCCGACACCCTCGCGCGCCCTGTCTCTCAGAAACAAACTGCCAAATTACTTGGCAGACTTCAGGAAGCGGCGCTGCTGCGCTGCACTGAGCTTGCCGAACTTCCGCAGCAGCGTGACCACAGGGTCAACCTTCGCCCGCTTGGTCGCCTTGCCTGGATACGCCATCGCCAGCAGGCGATTGAGCGCTCGCTTGGCGGCCACGGCCGCCTTGTCACCCTTGACCCAACGGACATTGCCCGCCTTGGTCTCGCTGGTCTTGGCACCGTATGCCCGCGCAATCGCAGGCAGCATCGCGGCCTTCGCCGCTTCCCTGCTCCTGCACGCCTTCCGCAGCTTGGTGGCCGCGTCCTGCTGAGCGGCAGCGCCGCGTTTGAATTGAACAGCGATGGCGATGAGTTTCTTGAACGTCATGATGATTCTCCTAAAAAGAAAGTGGGACACGAAGTCCCACAAGAAAGCCCCGCAAGCGGCGGGGCAGCGCATCCAATCGGGCACCGATCAGATGACTCCATTATACCACAGCACGTTTTGGAGACTCTGTGGCTCAGGGGCTAGGAACCCCTTTCAGCCCTGCGGCAGACCCCACTGGAGGGCGGGGACACCTTTTGGCCCAGCAGCGCGGCAGCGACGCAATAACACTGTTTGTCTCCAATATTTATAAATACCACCCCTATGTGTAAAATATTAGACACAAAAAATTTTTTGTAAAATTTTTGACACGATCTGTCAAAAAAAGCCCCGGGGAGGAGGTGCCCGGGGCTTAAGGTGCCTAAGTAGCTTGCGTGTGGACGCGAGGCACTACAACGAAGGAGCTTGCAGTATACTACTGGTTGGGGTTACCGTAAACCCCGTACGCTATATAGCGCGGAGTAAAATGTTTGACCATCTTGTAACGGCGAACGACGCTGACTTCGTGCCGGAGATTCTCACAGCTCCCGGCGCTTTCACACCTGACGGCAAGGTCGCGCCCCATGAAATCATCGACGGTAAAGTCAAAACCGCCGAGTGGCTTCAAGGACTTGGCATCGATGACGACGAAGTAATCGACGACGCCGAAAAGAAGAGCGCCCAACAGGCATTCGCCGCGCTCACCACGCCCCTTGACGTCGAAGAGCAGAAGAAAGCCTTGGCACACGTAGAGGTGCCGAACGCGGTAAAACATCTGGTGGGCATGCTGACCGCCTACGACTGGGCCTTTGTCGAGCAGGCGAAGGAGCTTCGGGGCTACTGCATCGCCCAACTCCTTGAAGAAACGAAACACCCCGACGCCAAAGTCCGGTTGAAGTCGATTGAGTTGCTGGGCAAGGTGACGGAGGTGGCGCTCTTCACCGAGCGCGTCGAAGTAAAGAAAACCGAGCTGTCCGATACAGAGCTGCAGGCTGAGATCGACAAGCGCATGGGCAAGTACATGCACTTGATGAAGGTCGTTGAGGGCGAAACGCTGGAAAACGAAGTCCCTGTTGCCGAAGCCGCGCCCGTTACCGATGACAGCCCCGCAGAGTCGTGAGGAGCGCGAAGCGCTGCTGAGCCTTCTGGACGAGCGGATTAAGCGTCTGGAAGTGCAGGCGGCCCGAAATGATTTGCTGGAGTTTGCCAAGAAGGTCTACCCTAACTACAGCGTCGGCGCGCACCACCGCCACATGGCCCGCATCTTCAAGGATGTAGCGGCCGGCAAGAAAAAGCGGGTGATCATCAACATCGCCCCGCGCCACGGCAAGTCCGAGCTGACATCGTTTCTCCTGCCGGCGTGGTATCTGGGTTTGCACCCGGATCACCAGATCATCATGGCCACGCACACGGCGTCCCTCTCGGAAGACTTTGGCGGGCGGGTGCGAAACCTGATTGCCTCAGCAGAGTACCGCTCAATATTTGGCAAGACCCAACTGGCTGACGACAAAAAGGGTGCGGGCAGTTGGGCGACACAGGCGGGCGGCAAGTACTACGCCGTGGGTGTGGGCGGTGCGCTGGCAGGTCGAGGCGCTAATTTGCTCGTCATTGACGACCCCCACTCGGAACAGGACTTGAAGAGCGGGAGCAAGTTACCGTTTGAGCAGGCGTGGAATTGGTACCAGACCGGCCCGCGCCAGCGCTTGATGTGGGGCGGCGCGATTATTGTCGTGATGACCCGATGGGGTGAGCTTGATCTTACGTCCAAGCTGGTGAACTACCAGACCAAGAACCCCGACGCCGATCAGTGGGAGGTTGTTGAGTTTCCGGCGATCCTGCCGTCAGGCAAGGCGCTGTGGCCAGAGAAGTGGCCGGTGGAAGAACTGCTCAAGACCAAGGCTACCATCGACCCTCGGTTCTGGAACGCACAGTACATGCAGCAGCCGACCGCAGATGTGGCGGCGCTCATCAAGCGAGACTACTGGCGCATCTGGGAGGGAGAAAACCCGCCGCGCTGTGAATACGTGATACAGTCGTGGGATACCGCGCACGATACGAAAACTTCGTCGGACTACTCCGCCTGTACGACTTGGGGGGTTTGGTACAACGAAGAACAGAACAACCGCCCAAGTCTGATTCTGCTGGATGCGTTCAAGGATCGGATGGAGTTTCCGGAGTTGAAGCAGGTTGCCTTCGACCATTGGAAGTCGTGGAACCCAGACGCGTTCATCGTTGAAAAGAAGGCGGCGGGTGGCCCGCTGATTCAGGAATTGCGCTCGATGGGCATACCGGTGCAGGAGTTTTCTCCAAGCCGGGGCAACGACAAGACAGTCCGCGTAAATGCGGTAAGCGATATGTTCAGCAGCGGGCTGGTGTGGGCACCGGACACCCGTTGGGCTAGGGATGTAATTGAGGAGTTGGCGGCTTTCCCAGTGGGCGAGCACGATGACTATGTAGACACGACGACACAAGCGCTGCTGCGCTTCCGGCAAGGCGGGTTCATCAGTAACGACCTTGACGAAAAAGACGAGCCGAGGTTCTTCAAGCGCCGCCGTGTAGCGTATTACTAGGAGATGAATTATGGCAATTGATAAAGCGCTGTACGAAGCCCCGGTGGGTCTTGAAGAAGCCGCGATGGCGGAGCCGGAGGTCGAGATCGAAATCGTTGATCCGGAGTCGGTCACCATCGGCATGGACGGCGTGGAGATTGAGATCACGCCCGGGCAGGAGACTTCGGAGGACTTCAACGCCAACCTCGTGGAGTTTCTTGATGCGGGCGAGATGGAGTCCATCGTCTCACAAGTTGCCGGGGATGTGCGCAACGACCTAAACAGCCGCTCCGACTGGGAGAAGATGCTGAAGGAAGGCATCCAGTTGCTGGGTTTGAAGTACGAGGAGCGCAGCGAGCCGTGGTCCGGCGCGTGTGGCGTGTTCCACCCCATGATTACCGAAGCCGTGGTGCGGTTTCAGGCGGACACGATCATGGAGACGTTCCCCGCGCCCGGGCCCGTCAAGACCAAGATTGTCGGCAAGATTACCCGTGAGAAAGAGGAGGCGGCTGCGCGCGTTGCAGAAGACCTCAACTGGCAGTTGACCGAGAACATGTCAGAGTTCCGGCCCGAGCACGAGAAGATGCTGTGGGGACTGCCGGCTTCCGGCGCGGCGTTCAAGAAGGTCTACAAGGACCCCATGCTCGACCGCCAGACTTCCGTATATGTAGCGGCCGAGGACATCATCCTGCCCTACGGCGCGTCCGACCTTCAGACTTCGCCGCGCATCACCCACCGCATGCGCAAGACCAAGAACGAAGTGGCCATGCTGCAGGCCGATGGGTTCTGGGTGGACTCCGATCTGGGCGAGCCCTCGCGGATGGTGGACGACATTCGCAAGACCAAGGACACCGAAGCCGGTGTCTCCGCCATCAACGATGACCGGTACCTGATTGACGAAGTGTGCGTGGACCTCGACCTGCCCGGGTACGAGGATGTGGACAAGGACGGTAACCCCACCGGTGTTGCGCTGCCCTACATCCTGACTTACGTCGTGGGGTCCAACATCCCGCTGTCGCTGCGTCGCAACTGGCGCGAGAACGACAACAAGCGCAGGAAGCGCCTGCACTACGTGCAGTACACCTATGTGCCCGGGTTCGGGCCCTACGGGTTCGGTCTCTTCCACCTGATCGGTGGCTACGCCAAGGCCGGCACGTCCATCCTGCGGCAGTTGGTGGATGCGGGTACGTTGTCAAACCTGCCCGGCGGCCTGAAGTCGAGGGGTCTGCGCATCAAGGGCGACGACACGCCCATTGCTCCGGGCGAGTTCAGGGACGTTGATGTGGGTAGCGGAGCCATCCGTGACAACATTCTGCCGCTGCCCTACAAGGAACCGTCGCAGGTGCTGGCTGGGCTGCTGGACAAGATCATTGACGAAGGCCGCCGGCTGGCTGCTTCCAGCGATCTGAAGATTGCGGACATGTCCGCGCAGACTCCGGTTGGCACTACGCTTGCCCTGCTGGAGCGGACGCTAAAGCCCCTGACGGCTGTGCAGGCGCGGGTCCACTACTCGTTCAAACACGAGCTGCAGTTGATCGCCGAGATTGTCCGTGAGGACTCCCCGGCCAACGAAGAGTACTCATATGACGTGGATGCGCCGCAAGGGCGCAAGGCCAAGTACGAGGACTACCGGCATGTAGAAATTATCCCGGTCTCCGACCCCAACGCGGCTACGCTGACGCAGCGCATCGTTCAGTATCAGGCAGTGGTCCAGCTCTCCCAGAGCGCGCCGCAGATTTACAACCTGCCGGAGTTGCACAAGCAGATGCTGAACGTCTTGGGCATAAAGAATGTGGACAAGCTCGTGCCCACAGAGGATGACCTCAAGCCCGTGGACCCCGTGACGGAGAACATGAATATCCTGAACGGCAAGCCGGTGAAGGCATTTGCGTATCAGGATCACGAAGCGCACATCGCGGTACACATGATGATGAAGCAGGACCCGATGATTCAGCAGATTGTTGGGCAAAATCCGCGTGTCAACGCGCTGATTGGGGCGATGGAAGCCCACATCGCCGAACACGTTGGGTTTGCATACAAGAACAAAATCAGTGAGGCGTTGGGTGTGCCCATCCCGCAGGCTGATAAAGATGAAGGGATGCCGGAAGAAGTTGAATTTCAGCTCTCCAAGCTGCTTGCGCAGGCTGCACCGCAGGTTCTTGCCCAGAGCAAAGCAATGGTTGCACAACAGCAGGCCCAGCAGAACATGCAGGACCCCCTGCTGCAGCTTCAGAAACAGGAGTTGGACCTCAAAGCACAGAAACAACAGCAAGACGCTACGTTCAAGGAGAAAAAACTGGCGGTCGATGCTGCGGCTAAAGCAGATGAATTGCGGTTGCGGGAGCAGGAAATTGTAGGAAAACAGCAGACGGATACGCTACGCGTTATCACTGATGCTGCGTCGAAAGCTGATCAGTCTAAAAGGACAACCAGACAATGATGAAAGCATTCGCAGAAGCGTTAAATCGCAAGCTGCGCGAAGATATGAACAACTACGCTGATGATGTGGCCACGGGTAGTTGCAGAAGTTTTGAGGATTACAAACGTCTCTGCGGTGTGATCGAAGGTCTTGCTATCGCAGAGCGCCACTTAAAAGACCTTCTTGAAAAACTGGAGACTGATGATGACGGCGACTGAGACAGTGCTACCAACCGCACTGGAGCAGAAGTGGGCAGAGGAAAAGGTAGCAGCAGAACGGAAGGCAAAGCAGCTACCTGAACCGCAGGGGTACCGAATCCTGTGCGCAATACCGGAGATTGAGAACAAGTACGACAGCGGCATCATCAAGGCAGACATTACCCGTCACCACGAGGAGATTCTGACCACGGTGTTGTTCGTCATCAAACTTGGCCCGGACGCGTACAAAGACGCGGTGAAGTTCCCTACGGGACCGTGGTGCAAAGAGGGTGATTTCGTGATTGTCCGCTCCAACAGCGGCACCCGTCTGGACATCCACGGCAAAGAGTTCCGCATCATCAACGACGACACGGTCGAAGCGGTGGTCGAAGACCCCCGTGGAATCCGCCGCAAATAAGGAGTACGTAAATGACCCAGCAAGCCTACAAGTTTCCTGACGAACAGGAAAACAAGGAAAATGCTGCAGAGCAACAAAACGAACAGGAAGTCGAAGCTGTAGTTGAAGACGACGTTGATCTGGAGATTGTTGACGATACCCCGGAGGATGACCGTAAACGGCGTCCGCTGGCCAAAGAACCGGAGGAAGTGTCGGACGAAGAGCTGGCGCAATACACGTCGTCAGTTCAGAAAAGAATCAAGGACTTGACCCACGCGCGGCACGACGAGCGCCGGGCCAAGGAAGCCATCGCGCGCGAGCGCGAGGAGCTGGAACGTCTTTCTCATAAACTTATTGAGGAAAACAAACGACTCAAAGCCTACGCCGCCAACGGCGAAAAGGTCTACGCGGGCACCCTTGAAGCGGCTGCAAAGGCCGAAATCGAGATTGCCAAGAAGAAGTACAAGGAAGCGCACGAAGCGTTTGACTCCGACGCCCTGTTGGAAGCGCAAGAAGAACTGCTTGCCGCTCAGATCAAACTGCGGGACGCGCAGTCGTTTAAGCCAAGTTCTTTACAAGAGCCAGAAACTCCTGTAGAAAATGAACCTACGCAGGTAGCACGGCCCCAAATCGACGAGAAAACGCTCAAGTGGCAACAGCGTAATCAGTGGTTCGGGTCCGATGATGAAATGACCGCCATCGCTATGCTTGCGCATAAGAAGTTGGTCGAATCGGGTGTAGACCCGCGTTCTGATGAGTATTTCGAGCGTATTGACGCTCGCGTGCGTAAGGTGTTTCCCGATTTTTTCGAGGAAACGAAGGAGTCTAACGAGCCTGCAGGGGTGAAAAAAGCTGCTACGGTTGTAGCGCCGGCGAATCGGTCTACCGGAGCAAAGAAAGTTTCTTTGACAAAGACTCAAGTTGCAATTGCCAAGCGCTTGGGAGTTCCGCTGAACGTGTACGCCAAACAACTTGCTGCATTGGAGACTTCAAATGGGTGATAACCGCCTTACCAGAGATAGCGCTACGCGCGAAACCACGCAACGCAAAGCGGCGTGGGTACAACCGGACCTTCTTCCTACTCCGCGAGATGAGGATGGGTACCGGTTTAGATGGATTCGGACGAGCCTGATGGGGAAAGTTGATCCCACAAATACGTCCGCAAAGCTCCGTGAAGGTTGGGTGCCTGTAAAGGCGGAAGACCACCCGGAACTGCAAACTTACGCTGATCCCGCAAGTCGTTTCAAAGACAATGTGGAGGTTGGCGGCCTGCTGTTGTGCAAGGCCCCGATTGAATTGGTTGAGCAACGCAACGCGCACTACGCGAGGCAAGCTGAATCGCAAATCCAAGCCGTGGACAACAGTTTTATGAAAATGAACGACGCCCGGATGCCGCTGTTTAGCGAAAAGCGTTCGGAAGTTCGTTTCGGTAAAGGCTCTAAATAACCCTTTTAGGAGTATAAACAATGGCAACTACTGCCGCTCCCTACGGGCTTCGCCCCGTAAATCGTGTCGATGGGATGCCGTACGCCGGAGCAACTCAGGCCCTCCTGATTGATCCCGCCGGTGAAGGCACCAATCTGTTTTATGGCCAAGTCGTCATCATTGGCGCTGATGGTTACATCGCTCTTGCTACTGGTACGGGCGCTGACCTGACCACCAACAGCATCAGCGGCACCACCGGCGTCGGTGCTATTGGCGTGTTTGTCGGCTGTCAGTACACCAATGCGCAAGGGCAAATCGTCAATGCGCAGTACTACCCGTCTGGCACTTCCAATGGTGGCCCGATCACGGCGTTTGTCGTGACCGACCCGAACGTGGTGTTTCAAGCGCAACTGGACGGTACGGGCGACCAAACTGTTCTGGGCACGAACACGTTCTTCGCTGCTGTGCAAAGCACCAGCACTGGCTCCACTCGTACCGGTAACTCGACTTCGGCTCTGGATGCAACTGTTCAGACCGCCGCTGCCGCGTTCCGTATCGTGGGTTTTGCGTCCACCCCGGGCGATGCGTTCACTGATGTGCTGGTTAAGTTCAACCCCGGCGCTCATCAGTACACCAACAACGTCGGCCTGTAAGGAGAATAAAACATGGCTATTTCACGCGCACAACTACTGAAAGAGCTGCTCCCCGGCCTGAACGCTTTGTTCGGTATGGAGTATGCCCGCTACGGCGAAGAGCACAAAGAGATTTTCGAAACCGAAACCTCCGAGCGTTCCTTCGAAGAAGAAACCAAGCTGTCGGGTTTCCAAACTGCTCCTGTTAAGGCCGAGGGTGCGTCCATCGCCTACGACAACGCGCAGGAAGCATGGACTGCCCGCTACAGCCACGAAACCATTGCTCTGGGTTTCTCGATCACCGAAGAGGCGATTGAGGACAACCTGTACGACTCCCTGTCGTCCCGGTACACCAAGGCTCTGGCTCGTGCGATGGCCTATACCAAGCAGGTTAAGGCCGCGTCGGTTCTCAACAACGGTTTCTCGGCCAGCTACACCGGTGGCGACGGCAAGGAACTGTTTGCGACCGACCACCCGCTGGTTTCTGGTGGCACCAACAGCAACGAACCGGCGACCGCCGCCGATCTGAACGAGACCTCGCTTGAGGCCGCCGTTATCCAGATCGCCGCGTGGACGGACGAGCGTGGCCTGCTGATTGCCGCCAAACCCCGCAAACTGATCGTGCCGCCGAACCTGATGTTCGTTGCTACCCGCCTGCTTGAGACTGAGCTGCGCGTCGGTACGAACAACAACGACGTGAACGCGATCAAGACCATGGGTTCCATCCCCGAAGGCTTCCGTGTGAACCACTTCCTCACGGATACCAACGCTTGGTTCCTCTGCACTGACGTGCCGAATGGTCTGAAGCACTTCGTCCGCACCCCGCTGCAAAACAGCATGGATGGAGACTTCGACACCGGCAACGTCCGTTACAAGTCCCGTGAGCGTTACAGCTTCGGCTGGAGCGACCCGCTGGGCATGTTCGGCAGCCCGGGTGCCTAAACCCGGCTCTGGGAAAGGCCCACTTCGGTGGGCCTTTTTCTTGACACCCCCAACCCCACCTGCTATAACCCTCCTAGCCCCAGATATTTACCCGTATCGACTGGCTGGGCAGACTTGTTAGAGACGATGCGGGGAGTGCTAACACACGAAAGGTAAGACATGGCTATTTCTACTTTTGAAGGCCCAGTGCGGTCGCTTGGCGGTTTCTACTCCCAAGGCCCTAACGCCGTCATTAACCTGCCGAACGGTACCAACACCGTTACGCTGAACGTCGCAAACTATGCGGGTCGCCTGATCCGCACCAACGACGCCACTCTGGTCATCACTCTCCCGGCGATCAATACCAGCGCCAGCCCCACTTCGGCGGGTCCGGGTGTTGACCCGAATACTCTGAACAACGTCGGCACCAGCTATACGTTCTTCATCGAGACTGCGGCTACCGCTGTATCCATCGCCACCAACGGAACTGATAAATACGTTGGTTCTATCCTCGTGGTGGATACCGATACCGCTGGCGCTGTTACCGGGTACGCCCCCGCCGCCGCAAATGATTACATTAACCTGAATGGAACCACCACCGGTGGCGCTGCGGGTTCTTGGATTCGTTGCACGGTTCTTGCCGCGAACAAGTACTACGTGGAAGGCGTTCTCCTCGGCTCCGGTACAGTAGCGACTCCGTTTGCTGATTCGTAATCTGTAGCGCCAGATTAGGGGCGTACCGTGGATACCCTTGAGGTACAGGTACCGTATGAGTTCACGACCGATTGGTTTTCGTGGTCGCCCCCTATCTGGTCTCAGATTGTTCGGCAGATGTCTTCACGCGGTAGGTTTCTGGAGATAGGTTCGTTTGAAGGCCGAAGTGCGGTTTGGTTGATTGAGAATGCAGTGGCAGACGGTGGTGAGCTAGTTTGCGTGGATACGTGGGAAGGCGGTGAAGAACACAAGCCGCAGGGCCACGACATGGGGGCAGTCGAAAGACGTTTCCACCAAAACATCAGACTGGCGCAGGATAGAGTTGGCTCCAAGAAAATTGGGGTACGCACCATCCGTGACACCTCGCAGAACGCGCTTTCCCAACTGCTATCGGAAAAGCCTGACGATCAAGCAAAGTTCGACTTTGTGTATATCGACGGGTCTCATCAAGCGCCAGACGTTATCACCGATGCCGTCATGTCGTGGGGTCTGCTCAAGGTTGGCGGGATCATGATATTCGACGACTACGGCTGGGGCGGGGGTCTTCCAGAAACGCACAAGCCCACAATCGCTATCGACGCCTTCCTGAACATCTACCAAGATCGAATCAACTTGGTTCATAAATTCTACCAAGTGATCGTCCAAAAGACCGCAGCCTAAGAGGGCAATAACATGGCAATGCAAACCGATGTTCAATCAAAATATCTCACCGGCGATGGTGTGATATTCGCAGGAAGGGCGCGCCTCAAGGGCTTAACCGTGACGGTTACCTCTGCTGGCGCTGCTCTTATCGTTTATGACAATGCGGCTGCGGCTTCTGGCACGGCACTCCTGACGGTCAGCACGGCAGCAACTGGCACGTTCCCGGTCAACATCCCCGGCCAAGGTATTTTGGGCGAGAATGGGTTGTTCCTCGACATCAACGGTGCGGCAGCCGTCACTGCTTACTACGGATGATTCCATGGCTAAGAGTCCAGCATGGCAGCGAAAAGAAGGCAAAAATCCGAAAGGTGGTTTGAACGCGAAGGGGAGGGCTTCCTACAACGCGGCAAACCCCGGCAAACCCGGTTTGAAGGCCCCTCAACCCGAAGGCGGCCCTCGGAGAGACAGCTTCTGCGCTCGTATGAAGGGTATGAAGAAGAAGCTGACTTCAGCGAAGACAGCGAACGACCCGAACAGCCGTATTAACAAAAGCCTCCGCGCATGGAAATGCTAAGCCATGGAGATGATGCTTTGGAACGCGATCCTGTCGTTTTTCGTCGCCGGAATGGGGTTTATGCTCAAAGGTAAGGTAGACGAGCTTAATCGCATCAGCATCCTTTTGAACAAAACGAGGGAGGAGGTCGCTCGTGAGCACATCACTCGCAAAGAGGTTGATGACAAGGTTGACCGGATTGTTGAACGCTTTGATGACGGGTTTAAACGTCTTGAAGCAAAAATTGATGACCTTGCGAAAGCGCAAAGGGGATAGAGATGCCACAAAACTACCGTAAACCGACGGAAGCAGAGCAGGAAAAATTGGATAAATCCCGGGAGATTATGAAGCGCGGTATCTCCGGTGAATCTGACTTTCTGTCTCGTATTGCGCCCACTATGCGCAAAGCCGCAAGCGACGATCAAAAACTCGCAAAACGTATGCGCGAGTCTGTACCTTCGGCGGCCCGTGAATATGAAGCATACAAAGACGCAGGGTACAAAAAAGGCGGCTCCGTAGGCTCCGCCTCTCGCCGCGCTGATGGTATCGCTACCAAAGGCAAGACCAAGGGTAGGATTATCTGATGAGTGCCAAGGACTTTTTGAAGAGCGGGGCGCTGGGTGTTATTCCGGCAGTGATAGCGGATAACCCCAAGTTGCTTCGCGGTGTCGGGCTTATTGGGAATCTAGCCTACGATAGACTCCAAGACCGCGAGGAAGAAAAGGCGCGAAATGCTGCCACCGCTACGGCTTCCCCCGTCATCAAAGCTCCGACTGCGGGTATGAAAAAAGGCGGTTCTGTTTCCGCTTCCCGTCGTGCAGACGGTATCGCGCAACGTGGTAAAACCAAAGGTCGGATGATCTGATGCCTGCGGTGTCCGAGAAGCAAAAACGTTTCATGCAGGCGGTGGCCCATAACAAAGGGTTCGCCAAGAAGGTGGGTGTCCCGCAATCTGTGGGGCGAGAGTTCTCTAAAAAAGGAGGTGGTCCTGTGAAAGAGTCCAAAGCGATGATGAAGAAAGAAGTGTCCTTCATGAAAAAGAAAGGCGCTCCGAAGTCCATGCTGAAGCACGAAATGGCGGAAGCCGGCATGAAGAAATACGCCAAAGGCGGTGGCATCGAGTCCAAGGGTAAAACCAAGGGCAAGATGATCAAGATGGCCAAGGGTGGTAGGGCCTGCTGATGATGTCCTCTCGCGGGATGGGGGTTATCGCCCCCTCCAAACATCCCAAGAAGACCGTCAAGAAGCGCGACGGTAACGAGCCGGTCAAGCTGTTCAAGGCTGGCGGGGAATCCCGCGTCAATCAGGCAGGCAACTACACCAAGCCCGGGATGCGGGAGTCGCTGTTCAAGAGCATCAAAGCCCGGGCGGTGCAGGGCACGGCTGCAGGCCAATGGAGCGCCCGTAAAGCGCAACTGCTGGCCAAGCAGTACAAGGCCAAGGGCGGGGGGTATCGGGATTGAAGTCTCCCCAGCAAAGCCTGAAAGACTGGACCGCCCAGAAGTGGCGTACCAAGTCGGGTAAGCCCTCCAGCAAGACCGGGGAGCGTTATCTGCCCGAGGCCGCCATCAAGTCCCTGAGTCCCGCTGAATACGCTGCCACCACCGCTGCGAAGCGCCGTGGTAAGCGGGCGGGCAAGCAGTTCGTCGCCCAACCCAAGGGCATCGCTAAGAAGACCGCGAGGTTCCGGTAATGGCTTTCAAGACCACAGACACCACCGAGTTCAACCTCGATCTCAACACGCTGATTGAAGAAGCGTTTGAGCGTTGCGGCAAGGAGCTGCGGTCGGGCTACGACTTCCGTACGGCGCGGCGGTCGCTGAACCTGCTGACTATCGAATGGGCAAATCGTGGTATCAACTTGTGGACTATTGAACAGGGTTCGCAAGTACTCACTTACAACGTCGGCGACTACGACATGCCGGTCGATACCATCGACTTGCTGGATCACGTCATCCGCACGGGCACCGGCACCAACCAGACCGACATCAACATCACCCGGATCAGCGTCTCCACCTACGCTACGATCCCGAACAAGAACGCCACGGGCCGCCCGATTCAGGTGTGGTTCCAGCGTAAGACGGGTGCGACCGACTCCACCAACGTCATTGAGTATCCCCAAATACATGTCTGGCCGAAGCCGGACAACTCCCAGACCTACACCTTCGTGTACTGGCGGCTGCGGCGAATTCAGGATGCTGGCAACGGTATCAACGGCCAAGACATCCCGTTCCGGTTCCTCCCCTGCATGGTGTCGGGGCTGGCCTACTACCTGTCGATGAAGATGCCCGAGGTTGATCCGGCCCGCCGGATGGAGCTGAAGGCGGACTATGAGCAGCAGTTTGCGTTGGCGGCGGAAGAGGATCGGGAAAAAGCGTCGATCCGGTTCGTCCCGAGGCAGATGTTCATCGGGTAAGGGGAAACCGTGCCCAATCAGTTTTCCTCTGGAAAATTCGCAATAGCGGAGTGCGACCGCTGCGGGTTTCGATTCAAGCTGAAGCAGTTGAAGACGCTGGTCATCAAGACCAAGAACGTCGAAATCAAGGTCTGCCGCCAGTGCTGGGAGCAGGACCACCCACAGTTGCAGCTTGGGATGTACCCCGTAAACGACCCCCAAGCCGTGCGCCAGCCCCGCCCGGATGTGAGCTATCGGACTTCGGGCACCAGCGGGCTGCAGATTAGTCCGAACGACACCGGGACACCGGAGGGCGGTAGCCGTATAATCCAGTGGGGGTGGGCACCTGTTGGCGGGGCTAGGGCCAACGATGATAATCTGACCCCAAATTCGCTGGCCCCGACCATTTCATTGGGCACGGTAACCGTGTCCGTCACTTAGGAGTGAAACATGGACGCCAAAAAAGCTGTCAAGAAACACGAACAACGGATGCACCCGGGCAAGAAGCCGACCTTCAAAAAGGGCGGCGTGACCTCGATGGAAATGAAGAAAATGGGTCGTAATATGGCCCGCGCCAAGAATCAAGGGAGCAAGTGATGGCCAAGATCAAACCCGTCAAAGTCGCTCCGGTGGGACTCGCCAAGAACCGTGAGACCATCAACAACATGAATGCGGGTGCTGCCAACATCGCCAGCAAGGACTACCCGGAGCCCAAGACCACCGGCATCAAGATTCGCGGCACCGGTGCGGCTACCAAGGGCGTGATGGCACGAGGCCCGATGGCTTGAGGTGAGGCATGAACTACTCGACGCTGTTTACAACGATCAAGGGTTACCTTGAAAACGACTTCCCAGATACCGTCTTTACTGGTAGCACGGGGAGTGCTGACACGCTCACCAGCGCCGAGCAGATCAATACCTTCATTACTCAGGCCGAGCAGCGAATCTATAACACCGTCCTGTTCCCCGCCCTGCGAAAGAATGTTACCGGCACTGCTGCGCCGAACAACAAATACCTGAACTGCCCATTGGATTTTCTGGCGGTTTACTCGATTGCGGTGATAGACGGGACTGGCGCGTACAACTACCTGCTCAACAAGGATGTGAGTTACATCCGCGAAGCGTACCCTGTTCCGACAGCGACGGGTCTCCCCGCTTACTACGCCATGTTCGGCCCGGTATCGAACGACGAGACCGAACTGACCTTCATCCTTGGGCCGACTCCGGATGCAGCCTACACGCTGGAGCTGCACTACTTCTACTACCCTGAGTCCATCACCACCGTTGCTGGCGGATATACGTGGCTGAGCGAGAACTACGACCCCGTGCTGCTTTACGGCTCGCTGGTGGAAGCCTACACGTTCATGAAGGGTGAGCCAGACATGGTGGCCAACTACGAGAAGAAGTATCAGGAAGCACTGATGCTGGCCAAGCGTCTTGGCGATGGCATGGAGAAGCAGGATCAATACAGGAGCGGGACGCCTCGTGTCCCGGTAAGCTGATATGGCTTTCACCGGTAACGCGCTGTGCAACGTCTTCAAGACCGGCTTGCCGTCTGGTACGTACAACTTCAACACCGGCACGACCGATGTCTACAAGGTGGCGCTCTACACCAACGCGGCTACGCTGGACGCGGATACCACGGCTTATACGGCTACCGGCGAGGTCACCGATGCAGGATACTCTGCTGGTGGTGCTACACTAACAATCAACCAAGTTCCCACGCTTGGTAACCAGACTGGCAGCGGTGCAGTAGCCTACTGGTCGTTTTCAAACGTGACATGGTCTGGCGCAATTACGGCCCGTGGCGCGTTGATCTACAGGTACAACGGTTCTACCAACCCTGCTGTTTGTGTTTTGGATTTTGGCTCCGATAAGACTTCAACCACGACGTTTCAAATTCAATTTCCGGCGGCAACCAGCACCTCCGCCATACTGAGGCTAGGATGACAGACAAAAAACGCGCAAAGGTAATGATCGCAACCCCGATGTATGGCGGTATGTGCAGCGGGGAATACACGCGGTCTTGTCTTAGCATCAACATGGTCATGAACAGCTATAACGTGGATGTGTTCTACGCGTTCATGTACAACAATAGCCTCATCCCCAGCGCAAGGAATCAACTCGCCTCCATTTTCCTTTCCAGCGATGCTACGCACATGATGTTCATTGACGCGGACATCAAATTTGAAGCCATGGACATCTGGAAGATGATGTGCGCGGACAAGGATGTCATCGCGGGCATTTACCCCAAGAAGCAGATCAACTGGGGGATGGTGCATAAAATGGCGCTGGCTGGCGCTGGCCCAGACGACCTCAAGAAATACACGGCAGAACACGTTGTCGATCTTTTGAATCACTCAAAAGAGCAGGTGGCCAACATCCATGAGCCTATGGAGGTGTTCGGCGTAGGCACGGGTTTCATGCTCATCAAGCGCCGGGTCTTTGAAAATCTGATTCCTGTTGTAGATACCTACATCGACGGCGAAGGCGATCAGATCGTTCATGACTTCTTCAAGACCATGAAAGACCCGGGCACCGGCAGGCACATGTCCGAGGACTACGGGTTCTGTCATGTATGTCGTGAGAATGGGATACAAATTTACGCTGCTCCGTGGGTAAAATTGGGGCACGTTGGTTCTTATCTTTTTGAAGGTTCAGCCATTCCTGTTATTAGAGGTGCGCAACATGGAGCTAAAGACGCTGGTAACTACGACCAAGGGCGAGATGGACGAGTCCCTGTTGGAGAAGCGGGTAGGGTCGGATGAAAACGATCATGAAATCGTGAACTGGGTCGAATACTGGCACGAGGGGGAGCTAGTGCATCGTTCTGTGCATGTCCACCTCAAGAAGAACGTATTTTCTGACGGCGTCGCCGCAATGATCGCCTAATTTAAAAGGAGTCTGAAATGGCCAATACTCAAGCAATGGCAACCTCGTTCAAAGCCGAGTTGCTCAATGCCTATCACAACTTCAGCGCAACGAACCCTGCCCGCACGATCAACACTGCGGACTCGTTCAAAGCCGCGCTGTATCTTGCTTCCGCGACGATCAACTCGACTACCACGGTGTATACCACCACTGGCGAGGTGACGGGCACCAACTACACCGCTGGCGGTGTTGCTATTACTTCGTGGAACGCGCCGTCCAGCTCGGGCACCACTGCATTTACCACGCCGACCGCGAGCATCACCTACACGACGGTTTCGCTCACCACGGCGTTCGACTGCGTTCTGATTTACAACTTCACGCAGGGTAACCGTGCAGTCAGTGCGCACACCTTCGGTAGCCAGACGGTTACTGCGGGGACGTTTACGCTGACGATGCCGACCAACAACTCGACTTCGGCGCTGATTCGTCTGGCTTAACTTCAAGCCAAAAAGGGGGGATGGTATCCCCCCAATAGCGCATGTTTAGCGACGCCCCATTTTCAGCGGCTCCGTTTAGTGCGCTGGCAACGACGGTCAAGTCCGTAGCCCTTTCTGGGGTTGCGGCGACCGGTGCCGTTGGTAGTGTTTCTTACACCCGAGCCCTCTCCGGCAATGCCGCCACGGGCGCGGTGGGTAGTCTCGGCAAGACAAACACCAAAGCCCTCACTGGCAACGCTGCCACGGGTGCGGTTGGAAGTGTAACCACCTCAAGAACAATCGCTCTCACCGGTAATGCGGCTACCGGTCAAGTTGGTGATCCAACCGAGTCCACTTCTGTTGCCCTCACGGGCAATGCCGCTACCGGGCAAGTCGGCACCGTAGTCGGAACGGCTGATGGAACCGTATCCCTAACGGGCGTTGAGGCCACCGGGCAGGTCGGCGATTTTGCTGAGTCCACGACCGTTGCCATCACCGGTAACTCGGCTACCGGGCAGGTTGGCGATGTCCTGTATTCGGTTGGCCTTACCGGCAACGCCGCTACGGGTCAGGTCGGAGACCCCACCGAATCCACAACGGTAGCTCTGTCCGGCGTATCCGCAACTGGGCAGGTCGGAGACCCCACCGAATCCACGACCGTTGCTCTGTCTGGTGTATCTGCCACCGGCGCTGTTGGTAACGTTCTCTACACCGTTGGGCTGAGCGGCAATTCAGCCACGGGTCAAGTTGGTGATCCTACAGAGACTACATCCGTTGCTCTGTCTGGCGTTTCGGCTACTGGTCAGCTTGGTGATCCGACAGAAACCACAACCATCGCGCTATCCGGGGTATCTGCTACCGGGGCGGTGGGCAGCGTCCTCTACACCGTGGGGCTATCCGGTGTTGCGGCAACAGGTCAGGTTGGAGACCCCACTGAGTCCACGACTGTCGCCGCATCCGGTAACGCTGCTACCGGCCAGACTGGTGATGAGGCTCCATCGACCACGGTTGAAATATCGAAGTGGTCGAGCACGGGCGCGTTCAGCGAGACGCCGTTTGCAGTGTCCCCCTTCAGCGGGGACTCTACCCCGCCCGGGGTATATGCGCAGGGCATCGTCGGAAATGTTGTTGGCGAGGCCATACAGACCGCTGCGCTTACCGGGGTTGAAGCCACCGGAGGTGTCGGCAATGTTGCGGTCTCCGTTTCCGTTGCGCTCACAGGGGTTGCTGCAACCGGTGCGGTTGGGGATGTTGCCGAGACGATCTCGGTAACTCTTTCCGGGGTATCGGCTACTGGCGCAGTTGGAGATGTCTCCTACACCGTAGGTATTTCTGGCAATGCCGCCACTGGCCAAACCGGCGACGAAGCGCCAAGCACCACTGTAGCGATAACCGGAGTCTCTGCCACCGGCGTCGTTGGGGATGTGACTGACTCCACTTCCGCGCAGGAAGATGGCGTTATTGCCACGGGTCAGGTTGGCAACGCGGGGGTTTCAGTATCTGTAGCCCTTACCGGCGTCGCTGCCACCGGGGAAGTAGGCAGTGTAACCACTAGCGTTTCGTTTACGCAGGAGATCAACGGAGGCATAGAGGGCGCTGGAGCGTTCAGCGATGCCCCATTCTCTTACGCCAACTTCGCTGGCTTTGTTGGCACGCCACCGGTTGCTGCGGTTGGCCAAGTTGGCGATGTTGCCACGACCACCTCGGTTCTGATTTCTGGCGTTGAAGCAACGGGCGAGGTTGGCAATGTAGTCCGGCAGGTTGAGCTGTCTGGCGTATCCGGCACCGGAGAAGTCGGTAGTGTAATCATCAGCGTCAGTGCCACCGTCGAGTTGAATGGTGGTATAGAGGGCGTTGGCGCGTTCAGTGACGCGCCGTTCTCTTATGCAAACTTCGCGGGCTACGTAGGCACTCCGCCGGTCATTGCGATTGGTCAGCTTGGGGATGTTGCCTCCACAACGTCGGTTGGGATTACCGGGGTTGAAGCTACCGGTGAGGTCGGTTCCCTTGGTGCAGACGTTTCTGTTCTGCTGTCCGGTGTTTCGGCTACGGGCGAAGTCGGTAGTTTTGCAATCAGCACCAGCGCAACGGTTGAGCTTAACGGCGGCATCGAAGGTGTCGGCGCATTCAGTGACGCTCCGTTCTCTTACGCTAACTTTGCGGGTTACGCGGGCACTCCTCTGGTTGCTGCCGTTGGGCAGGTTGGCGATGCCGCCGCCCAAATCACGGTCGCCCTGTCTGGCGTTGAGGCCACTGGCGAGACGGGTAGCGTAGGGGTTGGGTTTGAGCTGACGGGTGTTCAGGCTACGGGCGAGGTAGGAACCTTTGTCGTCAGCGTCAGCAAAACCGTAGAGATCAACGGCGGAATCGAAGGCGCGGGTGCCTTCAGCGATGCGCCGTTCTCATATGCCAACTTCGCCGGGTTCTCGGGCACCCCCCTCGTAGCGGCGGTCGGTCAGGTTGGTGACACCGGCGTAGCGGTCTCCGTCCAGCTCTCTGGCGTTGAGGCTACCGGCGAGACCGGCACGGTCGGCATCGGCTTCGAACTGTCCGGGGTGGAGGCGACCGGCGAGGTCGGAACCTTCACTGTCAGCACCAGCTCGACGGTTCCCATCAACGGCGGTATCGAGGGGGCAGGGGCGTTCAGTGACGCACCGTTTGCGTATGCCCCGTTTGCTGGGTCTGAAGGCACTCCCCCCGTCATTGCTTACGGCCAGCTTGGCGATGTTGCTGCCGCAGTCTCAGTCCAACTGGTGGGCGTTGAAGCTGCCGGTGAGGTTGGCGATGTCGGCATCAGCACCAGCGCGACGGTCGAGCTTTCGGGGGTAGAGGCTACAGGCGAGGTCGGCACCTTCCCCATAGTGACTGTGACCGGGGTGGAGGGCACCGGCGAGGTCGGTTCCGTTGGAGCGGGGTATTCTCAGGAGATCACCGGGGTTCAGACGGTCTCCGGGGTGGGTGCCTTTGGCGCAGTCATCACGATTTCGCTGTCCGGGGTATCCGCGACCGGCGAGGTGGGAACCCTCGCAAACGGCGCTACGGTGACCATTACCGGGGTTTTCGCAGCGGGTGAGACCGGGGAAGTGTTCCCGCCGCCCCTGTGGGTGGTTATCGACTCTACCCAGACCCCGAACTGGGGCGACATCACCGCCAACCAGAACGCGAACTGGGCTGCCATCAGCAACCAGCAAACCCCGGGGTGGGTGACCATCAACACCGGATCGGCTACCGGCAGTTGGGTTGCGATCAGCACGGTTCAGCAGCCCGGATGGGTGGAAATCACCGGGGAACCCTCGACTTCGTGGGGCCAGATCAATACCGTTCAGACGCCAAACTGGGGTATGATAGGTTCTGTCCAAAGTGCGGGCTGGTCGGCTGTCGGTAGCCAGCAGTCTCCGGGGTGGACTCCCATCAATACCGGCGCGGCATCAGGTAACTGGTCTGAAATAAACACAGTACAAGACCCTGAATGGGAAGAAATAACTGAGTGACAACCGATAAGGACTAAACCATGGCATTTGTTCTAAAAGACCGTGTCAAAGACACGACCACCACGACCGGAACCGGCAGCGTCACGCTGTCCGGCACCGCGCCTACGGGCTTCCAGAACTTTAACGCGGCTATCGGCACCAGCAACACGACGTACTACTGTATTGCCGGGCAGGGCACTTCGGAGTGGGAGGTAGGGCTTGGTACGCTGTCCGCTTCGACCACCTTGGCCCGCACCACTGTTTATGCGTCATCAAACGCTGGCTCCCTCGTCAACTTCTCAGCGGGCACCAAGGATGTGTTTGTAACGTTCCCCGCCAGTGTTGCCGATCAGCAACTTAAATACGACCTTTACACCGCCAATAACACATGGACTTGCCCGGTCGGTGTTAGTCGGATTAGGGTGGTTTGTATTGCTGGCGGCGGAGGTGGTGGTGGCAATAACGGTGACCCCGGCGGCGCTGGTGGGAAAGGCGGTCTGGCAATCGGCATTTATACGGTAACGCCCGGAACCGGCTATTCGGTAACTGTTGGAGCAGGGGGTAATGGGGGGTTAACTTCCGCCAACGGAGCCTCTGGGAACTCCAGCTCTCTTGGCTCCCTTATTTCCGCTACTGGAGGGGCTGGAGGTATATCAAACGGCGGTGACGGAGCAGACGGCGCTGGTTCTAACGGCATAACCGCGAACGCTTCGGTATCTACTGGCGGTGTTTACGGCAGCACCGGCGTTGTTTTTGCCGGAAGATCGACAAGGCTGAATGCGTTATCTTCTACAACAGCGCAGACTTGGTCGGCTTCTATTAACTATATTCCCGGTGCCAACGGTCTAGGTGAAAACGTATCTGGAGGTAACGCAACCGGCGGCACCAGTGGCGCAGTCTATATCGAATACATAGGATAAACCATGAAAGCATTGATTGACCCGAGGGCATCTGTTTCTTATATTTCTTCATGGGCTGGTAATCCTCTAAAGCCCGTATTTTCTACCTACCCTAACAGTGCTCGTATATGCGAGGTTGAGGATGCTGCATTTGAAGTCGCACCTCCACTGTTTTGGATTGATTGCGACGCCACTGTAATTGCTGATCAGTTCTGGTACGACACTGTTTCGGATGCCATAAGTCCGGTGGTGAACGAGCCCAAACCCCAAGCACCTGCGTAAAGGGTCAACACTATGGCTTCCCAGTACTCCACTAACCTCAAGATCGAACTGATTCAGACCGGCGAACAGGCGGGTACTTGGGGGTCAACGACCAACGACAACTTTCGGTATGCGCTGGAGCAGGCGATTGTTGGTTATGGCACGGTTGACTTTGCGACCGACGCTGATAAAACCATAGCCATAACAAACAGCAACGCCAGCCAAGCGGCTCGCTGTTATGCTTTAAACGTCACATCCTCTGTATCCCTTACGGCGACCCGGAATCTGATTATTGATCCGGCGATCCAGAAGACCTACCTGATTTACAACAATACGTCAGGTAGTCAGAGTATAGTCGTCAAGACCTCGGCAGGAACCGGTGTGACGGTGGCGAATGGCACTTACCTGCAGGTGTATTCGGACGGCACAAACGTCGTTCCGCAGATATCCCGGCTGCCTGTTTTGTATGGTGGCACTGGAGCAACTACGGCATCTGGCGCACGAACAAACTTGGATGTCCCTGCCAGAGATGGCACTGATGCAACGGGGTCTTGGAACATCAGTATCTCCAACGCTACCTCAAACGGATACGGGACAAGAACTGTATCCACCAGCACTCCGACCGGCGGGACTGACGGAGACATTTGGTATCAGGTTGCCACGTAATGGCTTCTTCAATTTACGTAAAGCAAAGCGGAACCATCAAGCAGGTGGTTTTTGCCTACGTCAAAGACGCAGGCGTCTGGAAAGCGCCCGTTGCTATATACGTAAAACAAAGCGGGGTATGGAAGTTAGTGTATTACCCAAGCAGCGCATCGGGCGCGTTTGGTTCCGCTGCGTTCTCTGAAGTCGCGTTCAGCGGCTAATGCGGAGGTATCAAATGAATTGGCAAGACGTACTGAAGGCGGTCATCCCCATCGTGGTGGCCGCGCTTGCTTGGCTGCTGGGGGAGGTATCATCCTTCAATACTCGCCTGACCAAGATCGAGGGGCAGATGCCTGCCCTCATCACTCCGCAAGGCACCCCAACGGACAGCCCGCTGTCTGCGGAACATAGGCACAGGCTGAAGGAGCAGATTTACCATGACCTCCACGATCTTCAGGTCAGGTTGAAGCTGATGGAAGAAAGGCAGAAGCAGAAATGAACGAGAACGAATCCGCCAAGGAAGTCGCTGGTAAGACTATCGGCAAGCAGGGGCTGGCCTACATCACCCTGATCGTCTGCGTAGGGGTAGGGGCTTCTATCGTGCTGGAGGAGTCCAAGATGGCTGCGGTGATGGGGCTGCTTGGCGCGTCCTTGACCGCCCTGATCTCCATGATGAACGGCGTTGCAGGCACGAAGGACAAGGAAGAGAAGCCGGAGTTTAAGGTCATTGCTGACCTGATCCAGCGCCTCGACCAGAAGGAGCCGCCCATGAAGGTGCAGGTAGACGGCGAGAAGGTGACCGTTGCCAAGGGCGAGGATACCGTGACCATGAAGAAGGAAGGCGAATGATTACCCTACTCTCCACCCTCGTATCGTTTCTGGCAGGTGGCCTGCCGAAGCTGCTGGACTTCTTCCAAGACCGGGCCGACAAGAAGCACGAGCTGGCTCTGGCGCAGATGCAGCGGGAGAAGGAACTTGAAACCCTGAAGCTGGGTTTTGCAGCGCAGCAAAGGGTCGAGGAAATCCGGACGGATCAGGTGGCCATGCAGACCGCCGTTCAGGAGCGAGAATCCCTCTACAAGCACGACATTGAAATCGGGAAGGGTGCGAGTCAGTGGGTGGTCAACGCGAGGGCTATGGTGCGCCCTGCCATCACCTACGGGCTGTTCATCCTGTTCTGCTTCGTCGAGGTGGCCGGGTTCTACTACGCCTTGAAGATGGGGACGGACTTTGAGGTCATGCTGGATCAACTGTGGGATGACGAGACGCAACTGATCTGGTCGTCCGTGGTGGCTTTTTGGTTTGGTACGCAGGCATTCAGCAAGAAATGAAAGTAAGCCCAGAGGCTATCAAGGTGATCAAGCACCACGAGGGGGTGAGGTTTAAACCCTATCGGTGCCCTGCCTTGCTCTGGACTGTGGGGGTGGGGCATGTCATCGACCCCAAGCATATTGCGGTGCCGCTGGCCGACAGGAAGGCGCTGCCGATACCGGACGGATGGGATAGGACTCTGACACCCGATGAAGTGGATCAAATTCTTGCGGCTGATCTCCGACGCTTTGAACAGGGGGTTCTACGACTGTGCCCTGCTGGCCTTAATCAGCGTCGCTTTGATGCGCTGGTTTCCTTCAGTTTCAATGTAGGGCTGGGAAACTTGCAGCGTTCTACAATCCGGATGAAGCACAATCGGGGCGACTTCGAAGGCGCTGCCGAAGCGTTCATGGCTTGGACTAAGGCTGGTGGCCGGGAGCTTCCCGGGCTGGTTAAACGCCGTAAGGACGAGCAAGCGATGTATTTGCTGGGGGACTGACACATGCCGTTATCCAAGCTCCAATTTAAACCGGGCATCAATCGAGAGAATACCAATTATGCCGGTGAAGGGGGTTGGTTCGACTGCGACAAGGTTCGTTTCCGCTCGGGCTACCCGGAGAAGATCGGCGGCTGGCAGAACATAGCCTCCTCCGGTGCAGGTGCCCTTGGCACGTTTAAAGGCATATGCCGCAACCTCTGGAACTGGATTACCCTCAACAGCAGCAACCTGCTGGCCTTGGGTACGGAGCAAAAGCTCTACGTTGAGAACGGCGGCGCTTACTACGACATTACGCCGCTCCGTGAATCGGTTTCGCTTGCCAACAATCCGTTTGCCCTGACCTCTGGCAGCAAGCTGGTTGTCGTTAATGACACTGCGCACAGCGCAACGACCGGAACCTACGTTACTTTTGCCGGGGCAACTGGCGCTGGCTACACGGTCATGAATGGCGAGTTTGAGGTCATTCGCGTCATCAATTCAAACTTCTACGAAGTCGTGCTTTCATCAAACGCTACAGTGACGGGTTCTGGAGGCGGAGGTTCTGTTACTGCGGTCTACCAGATCAACGCAGGTAATTCTGTGGTGTCTCCCAGCACCGGCTGGGGTGTCGGGCCTTGGGGTGGGAATACGGTCTACGCCGATTTCACGGCGACCATTGATGATGGCACCCCTCCGGGCGCGGGCACGGTGATGACTGTTTCTGCGATAGCTTCCGGCACCATCTCTGTGGGCATGGTTATCAGCGGCACGGGGATTACGGCGGGCACTACCGTTACTGCGCTTGGTAGCGGAACCGGTGGGGTTGGCACCTACACCGTCAGCGTGTCCCAAGAAATTGCATCTACGTCCAGCATCGTTGGCTACCTTGACGGCTGGGGCGAAGAGTTTTCTGGAACTGCACCGGTGCAGGAGACAAACGGACTGCGCCTCTGGTCTCTCGACAACTACGGCCAAGACCTCGTAGCTGCTGTGCGTGAGGGCGCGATATTCTATTGGACAGTAAATACGACAACCAGCCCGCCACGAGCGGAAACGCTGGAGCTTAAGGCAAACACCGCAGGATACGACGGCGACTTTGTGCCAAACCGGGTATTTGAAGTCCACACTTCCGGGGTGCAGCGGTTTGCCATTTGTATCGGCGCTAACTCGTATGACCCGGGTGATTCCGAGACAGAATTTGACCCCATGCTGGTTCGCTGGTCGGATCAGGAGAACATTTATCAGTGGGTTCCCGCTGCTGATAATCAAGCTGGTGAGATTAGGTTTTCGCATGGCTCACGGCTGGTGACTGCTCGCCATGGCAGGCAGGAGTTTGTGGTCTGGTCGGACAGCGCCATCTACTCTATGCAGTATCTGGGGCCACCGTATGTCTGGGGTGTAAACCTTCTGATGGACGGTATCTCCATCGCCTCTCCCAACGCCGTGGTGGGTGCCAGCAACCTGATGTTCTGGATGGGCATCGACAAGTTCTATATGTATGACGGTCGCGTCCAAACGCTACCTTGCAGTGTGCGCCAATTCATCTTCGACGATTTCAACATGGATCAGTCGTTCCAAGTCGTCGCTGGTGGCAACGAGCAATACAGCGAGGTATGGTGGTTCTACCCGTCTGCTGGTAGCACGGTCAATGACCGGTATGTGATTTACAACTACCTTGAGAACACTTGGTACTACGGAACGATGCTCAGAACCGCGTGGTTGGATTCTTCCTTGCGCGAGCGCCCGATGGGTTCGTTCAGCATCAAGACCAGCTATCTGGCCTCCAGCATCAACTCTTCCGTCACGACCATCAACCTTCTGGACGCATCAAGCTACCCGTATTCTGGAACCGTCCAGATTGGCAGCGAGAAGATCACATACACCAACAGGAACAACGTGGCTTTGACCGGTTGCACCCGAGGCGTGGACAGTACCGCAGCCTCTCACGATGCTTACGATTCGGTGCCTCTGATCGTATCCAACCAAGTCATGTTCCACGAGATTGGGAACGACGACAACTCCACGGACACGCTGGTGCCGATTGAGGCGTACATCAGCTCTTCGGACTTCGACATTGGCGACGGTCACAACTTTGGGTTCGTCTGGCGGATCATCCCCGACTTGACCTTTGACAGCTCCACCACTGCCACCGGGACGCCCTCGGTGACCATGGTCTGCAAGCCCCGGCAGTTCTCGGGTTCTGCGTATGGCACCCCGAGTGCCGAGGCGGTTGTTAGCGGTAACGACTACAGCGATCCGAATGTTAGGACGTACAACATTCAGGAATACACGGGGCAGGTCTACACCCGGGTGCGTGGGCGGCAGATGGCGTTTGAGATCAGGTCTACCGGGCAAGGTGTAGCGTGGCAGTTAGGTGTACCCCGTATTGATATCAGGCCGGACGGGAAGAGATAAATGCCCATCCTTCGTAACTCCAGAGCGCCGAATCTTATCAATGCTCCGCAAGAGTATGCAGCGCGATACCAAGATCAGCTCAATCGTGAACTGCGGGTGTACTTCAACACCGTTGACAACAATCTTGGAGCCCTGTTTGGCCCGCTTGGTGGTGACTACCTGACGTTCTCCTACGGTTCTTTCTACGACGATACCGATCAGACCGACGGCGACACAACCCGTGCGTACTTTGTCCGTTTAAACACCACAGACTTAAGCCAAGGGGTAACGGTTGCGAACCGGTCGATCACATTCACCGGAGACATCACAGGGACTACGTTGACGGTTACTGTTGCTCCTACCACCGGGGCTCTGTACATCGGGATGCCGATCACTGGAACCGGGGTGACGGCGGGCACTACGATTACGGCCTTTGGCACGGGCACTGGATTAACCGGCACCTACACCGTTAGTGCTTCACAGACGGTCGCCAGCACCACCATTACCGGCACCCTGCCGACCAAGGTTACTGTCGAAGACGCGGGTGTTTACAACATTCAGTTCAGCATTCAGTTTATCAATGTAAACGCTAATGATCAGGCGGTCAGCGTGTGGGCGCGTCAAAATGGGGTAGATATTCCAGCGTCCAACGGCGATATTTCTATACCCGCAAAACACGGGTCTACGGATGGTCGGTTGATCGCGGCTTGGAACTATTTTGTTACGGCAGCGGCTGGGGATTTTTTCGAACTGATGTGGTCAACTGAGAGCTCCGATGTCAGCATCCAGCACCTACCTACTCAGTCCAGCCCAACCCGACCTGCCACCCCTTCCGTGATCCTGACGGTAGCTAGGGTTTCAAATGTACTACCACCTGTTTACGCATGATATTATGTTGAAAATTCTGGGGGTTCTATGAGAGATACCGCCGCTGGTTTGGCAGCTCTGGGGCGTGGCCCCGACTCGATGCTCGTCCACATGTCTCCCCGGGAGGTGGCTGGCCTGCAACAACTCGCCATGGCCCATGGCGGCTCCCTGACTACGAATCCACAAACTGGACTACCCGAAGCCGGGTTTCTGGATAACTTATTGCCGACAATTATTGGCGCAGGTTTGATGATGGTTCCCGGCATGCAGCCGTGGGCTGCCGGCCTGATCACTGGGGGTATCCAAGCAGCGCGCACTGGCGACGTCGGCAAAGGCATCATGGCGGGTCTGGGTGCCTACGGCGGCGCTGGTTTGACTGGGGCATTGGAGAGCGTGGGTGCGAGTGCGGCACAGCAAACTGCGCTTTCTGCCGCCCAACCTGCTATTCAAGCAGAAGCGGCGTCGTTGGGTATGATGCCTAGCGAAATTGGCGCGGAAATGGCTGCCGGGTTCAAACCAGCAGCGCAACAGGCTGCGCTCGCTAATGCACAGAATGCGCCGCTTTTGGGTAGCCAACGCTTTGGTGACGTTGCGGCGGGTCTGCAGCAGATGGGTCAGCCCGGTAGTTTGTCGCAGTTTGGTTCTGCACTTGGCCAGCAGTTCCCCACTACGACGGCCAAGATGGCTGCCGGTGCCGGCGCGCTTAATGCCGTGGGTGCCTTTGAACCCCCGGAGATGCCTCCGATGCCGCAACAGGAGCGCTTCACGGGTCAGCTTTCTGGCAAAATCCGCCGGCCCTACGATCCAGAGCGTAACTTGTATACGGATTATGGAATCCTGACCCCGACGTATGCCGCAAAAGGTGGTACTCTGAACATGAAGGACGGCGGCTTCGTGGTGCCCGCCGACGTGGTCAGCCATCTGGGTAACGGGGATACGGACGCCGGGCTCCAAGCGCTGCAGCGCAAAACCCGGGCGCAGCCCATCAAAGGAGCCGGCGACGGCATGAGTGACTCCAACCGCGCACTGATCAACGGCGTGCAGGAAGCTCGGGTTGCCTCGGGCGAGGCGTACATTGACCGGAACGAAGTCGCCCGGCTTGGCAAGGGTGATCAAAAACGCGGGTCGAAGAAGTTGTACGCCATGATGGACAAAGTCAGGAAGGCGCGCACCGGCACCACTAAGCAAGGGCGGCAGATCAACCCTGACAGGTTCGTCCCGGCATGAGCTTTGCCAATTATGGAAAGCTGGAATGGTTTGGGGGCAATCAGGACGCGCTCAACATGTACCGCCTGTTTGTCGATATGGCGCATACATGGGATGATCTGATTGACAGGGACAAACCCGTCAGCGACGACCAAATCAACAACGCTTTTTTGATAGCGCTGGTCTATCTACCAGCAAATCCGTTTTACCAGCACATCCAACGAGACATCATGCCCATGTGGCTGACGGTAGTCTCCGCGTATCAAACCGCCAATTTCTTTGAGCGGACGAAGGACGAACACGGTGTAGAAATTGCCCACACGTTGCGCTACGCAGCAGGCAACATTATTGCGTACGCGGTGCATGTCTGCTTGGGCCCGGAGAAGGCAAAGGAAGTATTGCCTGAAGTGTGGAAGGACGTCGTCAATGAAAGATTTGACGAATACAAGGCGGAGATAATGAAATGAAATGGCTTCTTAAATACTTCAACGGCACCGCGTTTATCCATTACTTTGGCGGTGGTGGTGGTGGTTCTTCGCAGCCTACCCAGCAGAACGTAACGCAGACCAACCTGCCGGAGTACGCGCGCCCGTATTTCGAAGACCTTATGAAGCGGGGGCAAGAAGCCTCACAGGTAGAGTATCAGCCCTACACCGGCGAGCGCACTGCGGGGTTCACGCCGCTACAAGAAAAAGCATTTGAGGGCATCCAGAACTTGGGGCCGTCGCCGCTGGTTGGTACCGGTGCGGCTTTCTCCGGCATGGCTGGATTGGGCGGTCTGGGCGCTGGGCAGCAATATCAGCAGATGGCGACTGACCCCAACGCCATCCGGTCGTTCATGTCCCCCTACATGCAGAACGTGGTGGACTTCCAGAAGTCACAAGCTGTTCAAGACTACGCTCGTCAGCTTCCCGGCCAGCAGGCGGCGGCTACCCGTGCGGGGGCTTTTGGCGGTTCCCGACAGGCAATCGTAGAAGCTGAAGCCCAGCGTAACCTGCAGAACCAACTGGCGGGTATTCAGGCACAGGGTTCGCAGTCAGCGTTTGATGCGGCTCGACAGGCTCAGCAGTTTGGGGCCAACCTCGGGCTACAGGGCTTTGGGCTGGCGGGGCAGATGGGGCAGCAGTTCGGGCAGCTTGGGCAACAAGCCTTTGGGCAGCAGGCCGCCGCGCTCCAAGCCCAACAGCAAGCCGGTGCCGCACAGCAGGCGCAAGCGCAGGACGTAATCAACAAGCGCTACGAAGATTTCATGCAGCAGACGCTGTACCCGCAGTCGCAACTGCAGTTCTACAGCTCGTTGCTCCGGGGCGTCCCGGTTGCACCGCAGCAAACCATGTATCAGTATCAAGCCCCGGCGTCGCCGGTCAACCAACTGATGAGCGCGGGGTTGGGTGCGTACGGTATTGGCAAGATGTTTGCCAAAGAAGGCGGGGAGATTAAGGGATACGCCGGCGGTGGCGCTGTGGATGGCTACGCTGTGGGTGGTGCCGTGAAGAGCCCGCAGGCCCAGTACGAGATGGCGCTGCGCATGCCGATTGAGCGCTTGCAGCAAATTCTGCAAGGCATGCCGGGTCCAATTGAGCAGGGTGTTGCGTTGCTGGTGTTGAACCAGAAGAAGCAGGCGCAGACGGCCATGGAAGGGGAGCAAGCGCAAGCGCAGCTTGCCCAGCCTTCGGTCAAGGATCAGATACTGGGTCTGGGCGATATGGCCGACATGGACATTCCTGACGGCGGCATTGTTGGGGAAGCCGAGGACGAAGAAGCGCTGCCTGCCGCCGCGCAGGGTGGGGCCATTCGGTTTCAAAATCAAGGTGAAGTGCCTTCTTTGATACCACAAGCATTGCGGGATTTATATTACCGCAAAAGAACGTACGCTACCCCCGCTGAAGAAGCCCGCGCGCAACGTTTAGAAATTGTCAAAAAAGAACCACTGTTGGCAGCAGCACCCGACGTTATGAGTGGGTTTACGACCGACCCTGTTACTGGTTTGCGGATTCCGGTATCCGATGTTGTGGACCGTAAATACAGCGACCAATACAGCGAAGTGCCAAGCACCGGTATTGCGGCCGTGGCCGCGCCCAAAGCCAAATCCAAGACCAAGACGGCGCGCGCTGTTGTGCCCGAGGTCAGCCCGGAAGAATTTGCCGCCGAGGACCGTGCGCGCAATGCTGGGGTTGCCACGCTGCAAGGCGCTACGCAGCCAGAGATGTCCGAAGACGATTTGATAAAGAGCTACGCGGAGAAGGCGGCTGGGTATATGAAGGAACCGCGTGAAGCGTTCCGCAGTGCTCAGAAAGCGTCGGAAGAAGAAGCCCGGAAGGGGTTGTCTGCGCTTGGCGAAGAAGCCAAGGGCTTGGCTGCACTGCGTGCGGCTGCTGAACTGTCCAAGGGTGGGCGTCGCGGTATCGAATCAATTGGCGCTGCGCTGGGCGCTGCCGGCGAGACCGGCATGCAGTATGGCAAAGAACGGCGCGGGGCGGAGAAAGAACTGCGGGCGTCGCAGATGGATATGGCCAAGGCTGAAATGGCGTTCAAGCAGGGTGACTACGAGCTTGGCGCAAGGCTTATGGACAAGTCGGAAGATCGAAAGATTAAGGCGGCTGAGCAAGCGGGGCTTGCAGCTTGGCGCAAGGCTTCTTTGGAAATGGAAGGCCAGAAACTCAGCGAAATTACGCGTAACAACAATCTTGAAAACGCGTACCGTATGGCTTACATAGGCGTGCTTGGCGGCAGGGGCGGAACGCAGGAAAATCGGCTTGATCTTCAAGCGCGTAACAACGCGGCAAAGCTTACTCAAGAAGCTATGGACAGCCCCACAAAAATAGCGGCTTTGCGCAAGCGGTTTCCCAATATGGACAATGCACAGATTGAATCCGCGCTGTTCCAAAGCTATCTTAAAACGCTTATGCCCGGTGCCGGTCTTGGTGCGGTTGCACCTGCTGCGCCGGGGGCAGGTCTTGATCTTTCCAAGTGGGGTCAATCGCAACAAGTTGGGAGGTAGTAATGCCGCTTTACGAAATCACCGCGCCCAATGGCAAACGTTATCGTATTGAAGGTCCGGAAGGCGCAAGTCGTGAAGATGTAGCGCGGGCTGTATTAGCGCAAAATCCAGACGCCGCAATCCCTGCTCCCGAACTTACCATGGGCGGTTACGCCCGTGAATCTCTGAAAGCCATACCCCGTGGCTTTGTTGGCGGTCTTGAAAGCGCGGCGCTGGGCGCTGCAGCGCTGCTGCCGGGAGATACGGGAACCGGGTTTGAAAAGACTGCCCGGGAAGGTATCAAGGGTCTGGCCGAACGGTTCAAACCGTCCGTAGCCGCTGGCTACGAAGAAGCCATTCCGGTCAAACTGGCTGAAGCCCTTGGTTCTATGGGTACCCTGCTGGTGCCCGGCGGCGCTGCAGGACTGGCAGCCAAAGGTCTTGGCGCGGCTCAAGGCGCACAACGGGTTGCCCAACTTGCAGCCACTACCCCGATTGCCGGCGCTATGGGTGCTGGCGAGGCCCGTGAACGCGCTGTTGCTGCGGGTGCTACCCCGGAACAGATTCAGACTGCTACTACTGCCGGCGTCGTTCCGGGTCTGGCCGAGATGCTTCCGATTGAGCGCATTTTCCGTAAGATGCCGGACGAACTCAAAGGCGGGATTCTGGAGCGGGTCAAACGGGCGCTGGTTACCGGTGGTTTTGAAGGCGCGCAGGAAGCCGCGTCCGCTGTTGCGCAGAACCTGATTGCCAGAGGCATATACAAGCCCAGCCAAGAACTGATTGAAGGCGTTGGAGAACAGGCTGCATACGGGGTAGGTGCCGGTGCCATTGTGCAGTTCTTGGTGGATGCCGTAGCCGGCCGTCGTGCCGCGCCCAGAGGCGAAGCCGAACGGGCCCAGAGGCTGGAGGAAGAACGCAAGGCTGCAGAGAAGCAAGCCGTGGTTGACGCGTTCAATGCGCTCCCGGGAGAAATACCGGCAGACAAAGTAGCGTCTGCAGACCAAAAAATTGCAGCAATCAAGGCAGACCTCAAAACGCTGGGCAAGCAACAACGCGGCGGCTCGCCTGAAGCCAACGCCCTGCGGCAAGAAATCCGCAGGCTCCAGCAAGCCAAGCAACTGGCGGGGTACGGTGGCACGCAGACCGATCTGTTTGGGGAAGTGGGTGGTGGGTTTACTCCGTTACAGCCGTCCGAAGAAGCTGTAAGTTTTGGAGCCAACTACCGTCGTGCTCAACAAGATATTCAGAATTTAAAAGCGCAACTTGAAAGTGCAAAAGCTGCTGGCAACATATCTGCAGTAGAACAGCTCAGTGACATTATCAATCAGCGCGAAGAGGCGTTGGCTTCTTTTGCCCCTCCAAAAAAACCAGAGGCGGCTACCGAACAAGACAAACAGCAATTCCTGACAAACTACCGTCGGGCGTTGAACGACCTTGAACAGATCAGCGCGCAGAAAGCCCAAGCGGAAGAAATGAATAACCAAGCGGCCATCAGCTACTTTGGTCGGTTGGAGCAGCAGCGCAAAGCCGCGCTGGATACGTTTGAAGAGCAGGGCAAGAAACTCGGTATTTCCGAAGACGAGCTTAGCGTGGCATCGCGCGGTGTTGTGGGGCAGCTTCAAGCGCTACGCAACCGTCAGAAAACGCTCAACAGCAAAGGCAAGTACGACGAAGCCGAAGCACTGCAGCCTCGCATTACGGCTTTAGAGCAACAGCTTGCAGAGACTACGGGTACTCCGCTGGAGCGAGAAGCGGGTCAGCGCGCTGAACGGCAAGCTGCGTTGTTTGCTGAAGAGATGGAAGCGCAGCCTTTCCCAACGGTCGAGCCCCAAGCCGCACGGCCGAAAGTACCGCCTGAAGTTGCTGCGGAAATTGAACAGCTCCAAGAACAACGTGCGCAGCTTGTACAGCAAAAGAAAGCCACGTCTGGTGCGCGCGCAAACTATATTCAAAACCAAATAAACGCGTTAGATCGAGACATCAATGCGTTGCAGCAGCAAGGGGTTGTACCCGCCGAGTACGTAAGCGGCGAAGTTTTTGGTGAACAAGCGCTGGAGCAACTGACTGAAGCCCAAGAAGCGCGGCTGCAGCAAGCGCGCGACGTGTTTAATGCCCAGCGTCAACAACGCCGGGAAGAAGCAGAAGCGCAGCAGGTTGGCGAGCGCAGCGAACAGATTGCGCAAGTTGCCCCAATTGAAGCCATGCTCATTGCGCGGGGGATCAAGGTTGAAGAACCCCAACCGCGCAGCTTGAAACGCAAAACGTTGACCAAAGAAGTGCTGGCGCAGCCCCGCAAAGAAAAAATTCTGTCGGGTCTTGGAAAAGGAGTTACGACCAGCAGCCTGCGGGAGAGTATTGATAACGTAAACCTGACGGCTCCGGTTCAAAAACTGTTGGGTCTGACGCTGCCGCAAGAAGTGTCTTTGGCCGACGGGCAAGGTGCGCAGACTGCTTTGCCAATTATTCAACAGCGCATTTACGAGCTGGAGTCGGCACGGCGTACGGAGTTTCCCAGCAAGACGTTGGTAGAAGACGGCAAACTTACAAAAGATGGACAGCGCCTTGTAGGCACGGAAGCAGCGCTTAACGTTCTGCGGCGCTTTGAGTCTGTTGCCAAGATGTCGCTACCGCAACCCGAACTAACCGCTGCGGAACGCACTGCGGTTGAAAAACTGGGCGCGCTTCCTGAGTCCCGCGTGACCCCCGCAAAAGCGGAGGAGTTGATAGACAGCCTGCGCCAGCAACGCGCTGCAGCATTGTCTGATTTTGGGGCGGCTATTGATGGTTTGCGGCGCGGTGAAACTACTGATCCTGCAGAAATTGAAGCGGATAAACAAAGAACCCGCGATCTGATTAACAACTTGATGTTTCTTGTAACCCGTGAAGCGCAACTGGCGCGGGTCATGAATAACAAGGGTGCGGCTTCGCCCGAACAAATTAACCAGCTTGTACGCCCCCTTCGCGCGAGGCTTGAACAGCTTCTGGAAAATGCCAAACCTGCAGGGTCGCAACGCGAAGCCGATTTGATGCGCCTGCTGGCAGATGCAATTCAAAACCAAGACCGCGCAGGTATTGCGCGCTATCGGCAAGAACTGGCGAGAGAACGTCAGCGTTTGTCTACCCCTACGGCCATGGCGGAAGCCTTTGGTCAGGCTGGGTATCAGCCACCAGTAATTGCGCGTGGTATGACTACGGGAGATATTACGAAACTAGCGTATCCCGCTCAACGTATTGCGCAAGGCGAGAGTGAACTTGGTCGTTTGCAGACTGAAATTGCCAAAACAATCTACAAGCTAGGGTATGCACAGCGCGCGGCTAAGCAGCGCGTTACTCCGCCGTTTGCTCTTCGAAGCGAAATGGCCGCAGAGCGCAAAGTTGCCGCAGTGCAAAAAATGCTGGCAAGAGCCAAAGCGGAAGGGGATAAACAGGGTGTTGCGCGCGCTGAAGAAATTCTTCAGGGACTGCGTGCTCCGGCTACGGCGGATAAACAGGACGCTGCAAACAAACTTGATGAAGCGCTGCGGCGTGGTGTTCCGGAAGCTGATCGTGCTGTGCTAGAACGTGCGGCAGATATGCTGGCGCGGGGCTCGGTCCCCAAGGAGCTTGTTGCAGAAGTAAACGATGTTGCCGACAGCATACTGATGGGCCGGGAAGCGGATTTGAGCGGTTTGCAAAGCGAACTGCGCCGCGCAGAAGAAGCGCTGCTAGAAGCCCCGGGGCAACGTGAAATTGAAATGCCTGAAGCGCGGTCGTTTATGCGCGCCACTCCGGCTAACTTGAAGCGCGCTGCGTTTATCCAAAAGGGTAAAGCCCAAGAACGTAAGCGTGTTGAAGAAGCCAAGAAACGTGCTGAAGAAGACAAGGAACGTGCAGAGCAGGGGCTTACGCCTGCGCAAAAGATTGAAACTGCGGAGCAAGCGTTTGAAGAAGCCAAACGTGAAGCAAACACCATTGTCAGGAAAGAAGAGCAGCGCATTAGGGACGCAATCGCAAAGACAAACGAATTTGTAAAAATGGCGCAGGGGTTACGCAGCAAAACCTTTACGCTTGCGCAGTTTAAAAAGTTGCTCGGTCTGAACCCCACGCTTGACCCTGCTGAAACCAAAGCGTTGGCTGCGCAGTACGAAAAAACAGCGGAAGAGCAACAACAGTTTGATAAGGATGTTTTTTACAACGAGCAGTATCTGCAAACTGTACTCAAAGCAAACAAACAGTACCAAGATGCGCTGTCGCGGTTGGCTGCGGCAGAAAAATATATCGCCGAACTGAAGACGATGGGTCAAGCGCAAGCGTTGAAGAAACGACTTGACGCTGTAGAAAACGCGCGTAAGCAAACAGACCGGCAACTGTACGACGCGCACGACGACGCCGCTGCTAAATTGAAGAAGTGGGCGGAAGCCTCTGGCGCAACAACCCGCACGGTTACTGTTGAGCGGACGCCTGTAAAAGTATCGTCAAAACTTATCGAAGCAACCCCGGAAGAAAAACGTGGAGAACTGCTTCAAACGCAAGCTCGCATAAACGAACTTACAGAACAGATACGTAGTATTGCAAAAACGCTTGGTTTAAAAACCAAAGAACAGCAAGCGCTGGACCCGTTTTTGGATGCAGACACTGTCCGTAAATTTGACAGCAAACAACGCAAGCTATACAACCAGCGTCTTGAGCTTATTGACGAACGCGCGCAGTTGCGTGAACGCATGGTTACGCGTCGCTCTATTACTACGCGAGCGCCAAACGCTGAAGAGCGTGCAGAAAAAGAAACAAGCGACAAGCAAGAACAAAGGGCAGGCTACTGGTCGCGTGTGTTGCCACGTCAATACAACGAAGTCGAAATTGAAATTGCCAAGGTTAAAAAACAAATTGCGGACTTGCCAAAGTCAAAAGCTGCAATAAAACGACTTAGGGATAGCGTTACACAGTATTCAAAAGAAATAGGGCGTATTAAAAAAGTAAATAAAAATGCTTCGGAAGAAGCTATCGCAGTGGGTAAGAGCCAAATTGGCAAGCTGCGCGCACAAATACGCGCTATTAACAAAGCGCTTAATAAAAGAACACGCCCTGCTTTAGAAACCCAACTGACGGCGTTGAAAGATCAACGGCGAGACATTGCACAACGTGCGGTTAAATACGACGTTGACTTGGTTGCAAGGTCTACTAAACAAGAAACGCAAAAAGCGATGCAGCCTTTGACGCGCGCTGCGTTTGACATATCTGATCGAGAAACCATTTATGGAGTGCAGCGCAAACGCGCTGCCAAATCAAAAGTTCCTGAAATGCGCACGGAAGAAGAAAAAGCGCAGGAAAAAGAAAGTAGGGAACGTCGCAAAGCTGCACGGCCCTTAGAAGATGAAGGCCCTGTCTACGGTGAACCAGACTTCCGTGATGCTTCTGCCGCTGATACTGGGGTCGATACTGGCGAAGCCAAAGCCGTTGCTGATCGGGTGCAGAAAGCACTGCCGGAGGGGGTAAAGTTTGTCTACGCCCCGACACTGGTCGATGCTCCCGCCGCCTTCAAGAAAGCACTGGAGCGTAGCGGACGTACCGCAGCCAAGGGCGCGGTCATGCCGGACGGCACGGTTATCGTAGTTGGGGAGGCGCACAAATCTACGGCCGACCTGCAGGAAACCATTGCCCACGAACTGATCGGCCACTACGGCGCTGACATGGTGCTCGGCAAGGACGGGGTGCAAGCGCTTACGGACAAACTGTTTGGGCGCGGTCTGGATCACGTAGCCGAGGTGGCCGTGGGGCTGGGTATTTACCCGGACGTTGCTTCGGCGCGGCTTGCCGTGGGGCAAAGCACTGATACCAAAAACGTAATCGTCCGAGAGCTTATCGCCCGGGCTGCGGAAGGACGGCGCGTCGCCCCCACCTTTGCGGAGAAGGTCAAGACGTTTATCCGTGACATGATTGGCGCGGTGCGTGGGTGGTTCCGCAACAGCGGTCTGTCTGATCTGGCCAAGCAAGACACCAAGCAGATACAGGCTTTGATCCGCAATGCCGAGCGCGAACTCAAGAACAGCCGCCCCGGGGTATACATCTCCCCTGATGGCAATGCAGTCTTCCGTGATGGCGCTTCGTCTGACCTTGACTGGATGAGCGACACGTCAAAAGATGTGCTACGCCGCGTCGTGGCGCAGGAAAAATCAGCCATTGATACCGTCAAGGGTAACGTGCTGGGCCTGACCGGGGTGACGCAGATTATCGACAGAACTGCCCCGTTCTTGGCGGCGCTGCAGAAGGGTGTGGCTGCCGGGAAAATCTCGGAATTGGAAGCCAGCCAAGCACGCTACTACCTTGTAGCGCACGATAAGCGGATGAACTTTACCCGCAACGTGGCTGCAAACGGCCCGCTGGAACTGAAGAAATTTACCGAGGGTGCCGCCAATTACTGGATGGTGCAGAACAAAGAAGGCAAAGATAACCCCAACCTGATCAAAGTGTTCAAAGCGCTGGGCGAGTCGGGCATGAATGCCGACGAAGCGGGTAGGGTGTTCACGCTGTGGTTGGCTGCGCAACGTGTTAAGAACGAAGGCATTGGCGTCGAAGCGCTCAACTACGGTAAAGACAAGGACGGGCAGCCCCTGCTGACAGCCGAGAAGCTGCGCGGTGTCGAGAAAGATGTGGCGTCGCAGCCCAAAATTGCTGCAGCCTTTGAGAAAGCGCGTAAGGAGTACAACGCCTACAACGCCGGCTTGATTGACTTTGCTGTGCAGGCCGGACGTATTAGTCCCGAAGTTGCGGCAGACCTGAAGCGCAAGAAGGACTACATCCCGTTCTACCGAAAGATGGGCGGGGACGTCAAACTGTTTATTGGTTCTGAGGGCGCGCCAATCACGATTGGTAACTTGAAAGATCAGCCGTATTTGAACGAACTGGTGGGTGGTGATAAGCCTATCCAAGACGTGTTTACCAGTTCTATACAGAACACGCACATGCTGACGGACATGGCCCTGCGCAACATCACGACCAAGAACGTGGTGTACACCCTGCGCAAGCTAGGTATGTTGGAGGCTGGGCGCGGGGGTATGGTTGTTCGCCCCAAAGCAGGACCGGCGTCTCCCCTGACCATCCGCTTCATGGAGAACGGCGAAGAGAAACACGCTATTGTAAAAACCGAAGGCACCATCTTCGAAGACATCCCGGCCGAGCTTCTCGTCAAAGGTCTGGAGGGTGTCAAAACGACGTTCCCGGCAGCGCTGCAGTTGTTGGGTGCGCCGGCTAAGTTGCTGCGTAAGTTTGTGGTGCTGAACCCGCTGTATCCGGTTCGGCAGATTATCCGTGATTCGCTGTCTGCATACGGCACGTCCGGTGCGGATTTTAATCCGGTATTTGATCCGGTGCGCAACGTAGTCAAAGCGATGATCAAGAAAAGCCCCTCGGCCAAAGAACTGGAAGAGCGCGGGCTGCTGGGCGGTCAAGTTCTTGCCGGGGAAGGGTTGGAGGGTATGTCCACAATCCTTCGGGGCGTTACCGGGGGCAAAGGTAACCTGTCTACCGCGCTGGCGTGGCTGGAGTCCAAGAGCATGTACGCCGACGTGGGCACCCGGGTGTCTGCGTATGACAGCTACAAGCGCATGGGCTTCAACGACCTTGACGCGTTCTTGGCAACCAACGACATCATCGACTTCAACCGGCGTGGCGTGTCCCCATCGTTGTATATGGCCAACACGCTGATACCGTTCTTCAACACGCAGCTTCAGAGCTTGAATGTTACCTACCGTGCGGCGTGGGGGCGCATGCCATACGAGAAGCGGTTGGACATTCAGAGCAAGTTTGTGCGGCGTGGTATTGGTATGGCTGCTATGACCATGCTCTACGCGGCGTTGATGGAAGACGATGAAGCCTACAAAACAGCTACGCCAGAACAACGGCTGTCGAGCTGGTTTGTGCGCGTCCCGGGGCTTGAAGAGCCGGTGAAGATTCCGATCCCATTTGAATACGGTCTGCTGTTCAAGGCCCTCCCTGAAGCGGTCATGAACACGGTGTTTGGCACGGATGAAGGCAAGCCCATCGCCAAAGGACTTGGTGCGCTGGCTTGGCAATCGGTGCCCAACCTGATCCCGCAAGTGGGCAAGCCGTTCATAGAACTGGCTATGGGCAAAGATTTCTTTACCCTTGCGGACATCGAGTCCTCGCGCATGAAGCGCCTCGATCCCACGGAGCGTTTCAAAGACGACACGACCGAGCTTGCCAAAACGCTTAGCTCCATGGGGCAGGGGATTGTGTCTCCGGTGCAGATTGATCAGTTTGTGCGAACCACGGGTACGCAACTCGCGGTGGCCATTGCCTCAATGGCAAATCCCATACTGCGCGACCCTAACGCGCCGCCGGCACCGGACAAGCCCTTCCCTTCTTCAAAGACGCCTGTGGTTGGCAGCCTGATCCAGCCCAACGACGGCAACCGCATCATCGACTACGTCTACGAGCAGATGGAGAAAGCGGAGCAGGCGCGGAACACCTACAACAAGTTGCTGGAAGAAAACCGGGATGCCGAAGCCGACCGTTACATAAACAAAGAATCTGGGCGCATCGCCATGTCCGACAGCGTGGCAGACTTCCGCAAGGAGATGAAAGACATCCGCGACGCCGAGGAAGCCCTCAAGCGCGACCCCGCGCTAACCCCGGAGCAGAAGCGTGACGAGTTGAAGGAACTGCGCAAACTGAAGATTGATGTTGCTACCACCTATCGGGACATCATCCGCCAGTCTTCCGAGTGAACAGGACGCCGTGCTTCCCGTCTTTGATGCCAAATGCAGCAACCGCTTTGACTCGGCAGTGCAGGGCCGCCAGTAGCCCTGCCTGCCTCGTCTTGTGGGGAGCCAGCGTTGGTACAAAGAAACTACTCCCCGGTGGGGTCTGCGCCCAAGGGTAGTGAACCTTCAGGTCCTTTTTCATCAATGTTCAACTCCAGCAAGTCCGACTCCGGGCGACTGATCTTGATGGCGTTGACGCGCATCTGCGGACCCTTGGTCTTGGCCAACATATCTTTTTTGGTATAGTCCACCCGGTAGTTCCGCTCCAGTTCCTTGCGCATGTCCGCGTATCCATATGACATGCTGGAACAGAAACTCTTGAGCAATGCTTCTTCGATGAAGAAGTTTACGTATCCCGGGGTAACCCCCCGCTCCACGCGCCCATAAATCTCCGTGCGGGTAACAGACTCGTCGATGACCCTGCTCTCCCCGATGGACGCGTACAGCGTTTTCGAGGCTTCATCCACGCGCACGTTGACGAACCGGCCGTAGTATTCGCGGATGTAGGCATTGAGTACGTCCTCGGCGCTGCGAGCGCTGGAGCGCAGTATGCCCCGCGCATCTTCCACGAGCTTCTTGAAGAACGCAATCAGGGGTTGGATCGGCAGCGCGCAGATGTTGGCGTATTTGGGGCCCGCCAGAATGCACCCCGCGATGCACGCCGCCACACCCGCATGCCAGTAGCGCTCGTCGTTGCTCATCCTGAACTCGTCACGGATTTTGCTATACACCTGCTGGTAAACCTGTAGTGCCGTCTCGCGGTTGAGCGACAGCCAGCGCGCGTATACGTTGCCCGCCACGCCGTGATTGAAGCGCAGGGACTTGATGATCTCGACTTCGTGCAGGTCCCACGTCAGCTTGTCGTTGACGATCCACTCCAGCATCCGGCGCAACTCGCCCTCGCTGCTGTGCTTGCGCCCGCCAGTCATGTAGTCCACGACGTGCGTGTTTGACGACACCACCGCAAGCAGCGACCAGATGGACGTGTTGATGCGCTCCTTGTTCGCGCCGCTCTCCATCCGCTCCTTGCCGCGCCCCTCGGCCATGTCGAAAACAAATTCTGGAAACCACTCAAAGTCCCGCCGGTTCTTGCTGGTGATCTCGTCCGAGATCAGGGGCAGATTCTTGAGCAGCCCTGCGCGTTGCTGCAGCGCAACAGGCGACGTGGACTTGTTGACGCGGTAGTCCCGGGGGTGCCCCCAGATCGAGGCCGACAGGTTGAGCGCCAACGTCTTGCCGGTGCCGGACTGCGTTGAGCCAGCGTGGAAGGTCAGCCCGTCCAGCCCCGAGAACTCCATCAGGGGTGATCCGAAGCCGGTGCCGCACCCGATGCCCAGCACGTCCCACATCTTGCGGCCCACCATCATATCGACGTACTTGCGCCAAGCGTCGAGCGTGCCCGTGCTCTGGCACCCGTAGGTCACGTTCTCCAGCCCCGGCATGGGTATCTGGCGCACGGTGTTGTCCACCATGAATATCTTGCCCCCGGCCACGAAGCTGCCGTCTGCCTGCCAGCCGTAGCTTGTGGGCACCGGAATGGCATGCCGGTTTGTGGAAGCATCTTCTACACAACCACGAACGTAGTCGAACAGGTTCTTGTCGTTGCCCGCGCCGTAGGCGGCGATGATGTTCTGCGAAGCCAGCGCCCGGACCGTTTCGTCCTTGCTGACCACGGCTTTCTGCGGCAGCGTCACGTTGACCGTGCCCTCCGGGCGCATCGCCAGCATGTAAACCACATGCTCTCCTGCCACGTTAAGCAGGTCTACGGCAAACAGGTCGTACGGAAGCACCAGCACCTGCTTCTTCAGGATGTTCTTTTCCTCGTCCTGCGTTTCAATCTCGCGGTAGACGCCACCGTTCTTGCCATAGGAGAAGCCGCGCGGCGGGGTGGGGCGGGTGACGACGACTGCGGTGGGCGCGGTGGGGTTGGCTGCCTCGGCCGGCTCCAGCACGATTTCCTTTGCGGCGTTGTCGGTAGCCAACTCCCTACCCAAAAACAGCGGATTGGTGATCTTGCCCCAATGCTGGCACCCCGGGCACACCCCCGGGTTCTCGCTGTTGAATTTGGTGCAGGGGTAGGGTCCCTTGATCTCGCGCCACTTTTGGGCGGTTCTGCTCTCATCATAGGGGTGCATCGCGGACAGCTTGCGCGCCGCCTTCTCCCCATCGCTGCAAGACTTGGCCAGCGACAGCAGCCCTCGCCACAGGGGCTCCATGCCGTCATCGGAGGCATGCTCGATGTAGTGGGCAAGCTGCGCGCAGCCGCTGCCACTGACAGTTCTGTTAAGTATGTTTTTGAAAACGGTTACGCTGTTCTCGACCAGCTTGATCTGCGTGGCGCTCTCCCGGTTGCGCTTGGGGCGCTGCCCGGGTATCAAGGACATCGGCTCGGCCGCCGGGGCCACGCCACTGCCCACTGCCTTGGTGAACGCGGCGAAGTCGAAGTGCGCGCCGGTGGACAGAATCTTGACCTTGCGGGGGTTGGCCTTGTTCTTCCAGTTGCTGGTGCCCGGAACCCGCAGCACCCGGGCGGCGTCGGCCGTGACCGTGTAGTCAATGGATAGCGCGTGTTCCTTGCACAGCCGCTTGAGTGCCTCGGCTGCGTTGCGCCATTCATTGATCGGCACGTTGTCCGTGAACGGCCAATACACGTGCAGCCCGCCGCCGGACGACACAACCCACGGATTGCCAAGGATACCCAGCTCGGTCTTTTGCAGAAACTCGTCCAGCGCTGTAGCGGCTGCCTGCTTCGAGGGGTATGCCTTGCCTTCTCCGCAGTCGATGTCCATGAAGCAAGAGCGCATGTATAGCGCGTTGCTGATGGTGCGATTGCCACTCTCAACGAAACTGCCCAGCGCGAAGTACGTGTCGAAGTTCTTGGCGTTGAACTCTTCAAGCGTTGCTGCGAACTCGTTCACGTCTTGTACGAAGACGTGTTGCTTCTTCTTGGTGCTTAGTTCCGCAATGCACAAATAACCGGCGGACGGAACCACAGCCGCTATGAAAGCAAGCGGTGTCATGAACCTCTCCTTGGTTATTTGCGCTGCGTCAGTTCTTTATTTCGAATTGGATGCACGCTTTTCTCCAAGCCTGTTCAGCAGTCTGTGCGCTTTTGAGAATCTCGATGACTTCAGCAACGCGGCCGCGATAATACGGCGCGACAGGACTACCCACGAACCAGTTGTATACCGTCTGGCGGGTAGCGCCGGTAGCCTTGGCAACTCGAATCACGGAGATTTTCAAACGCGCCATCTCTTTGCGCAGTTCTTCGCACAAAGCAAGCGGGTCAAGCGCGGGCTTCTCGATAGTTTTTTCTGTGTTATTCATTTTTAAAAGCGGGGGCCGAAGCCCCCTGCAAGGTCAGTCGTCAGTTAGTCGTCGGTATCCCACTCTTGAACCAGCGAAGCAACCGATTTTGCTTTCGGTGCCGGCGGCTCGGGGGTCTTGCGCACGGTGGGTTCGGCTACTTCTACCGCTGCCTCTTCCTCTTTGGGCTCAGCCTTGGCTTTGGCCTTCTTGGCTTTGGGCGGCGGGGCCGGCTCCTCGTCATCATCACCCATCGCCGTTGCCGGCGCGGGCAGCGCAGCTTTGGCCTTGGGTGCATCAGACGCTTGATACTGCGCGGGTGCGACAGCCTTCTTGGAATTGTCCGACTCCGACTGCTTGGACACGCCTTCGAACTCCTCGTCCGTCAGCCAGCGCATCGCTTTGAAGAACAGCTTCGGCGACTCAGCCTTGGTATCGAAACGCATGCGGGTGATGACTTCGTTCGGCTCGATGTTCTGAGCGCTCAGCCAGCGCGCGTATGCCTGCAGCGGGAAGTTGCCGTTCTCCTCTTTACCAAACAGAGACTTTGCAGGAATGACCACCTGCATGATGTCGCCTTCCATGTCGTTCGCAAGCACCACAGCAACGCGCTGCGAGAAGCGGCAAGCACGGGTGTCACCATCACCGCTGCCCTTTACGTTCTGCGGGCAGTTGGCGCATGCGTTGGACTGCGGGGACGGCACAGTGCTGTCCGGGGCTTCGCCGTTCTCAGACCAGCAGGACGGGCCGGTGGTCTCGCTCTCGCTGTATTTCGCAGCGTAGAAGCTGCGTTGCACGGTAGGTGCAGCGTTGACGATAACAACATCAAGATAACGGTCGTCGATCTGCGCGATCTCTTTGCCTTCAGCGACAAGCCGGAACACGCCGCCCTTGATCGAGATGCGGCGCGGGAACCCGCCACCACCGCCACCCGCGAGGGCTTTGGTGAGCATGCCTTTGCCTTCGCGCTTACGGGCAAATGTCGGCAGTTGAGCGGGGTTGAAAGTGGCTACTTCGTTGGCCATGTTGTCCTCTTAATTGGTAGGTTTGCGAACAGTTACTTCGTACTTCGAATCGGAGTTGAGCCCGGGTGGTAGCTTGTCCGGGTTCTCCTCCAAAAACTTTGCCATGTTCTTCTGCGCGATGCGCCGCTCCAGAAGATCAACAGCGTCGTTTTGCACTACAAACTTGTGGAACGATTCCCAATCATGAGTCTCGTAGCGCGTCTTGATACTCATGATGACGGTGCCGTAGTCCGTGCGGACGGACTTGATACCGAGGGCTTTCATGTTGTCCCGCATGGCCCCAGCAACTTCATCGCGTTTGGCCTGCAGGTCCGCGAGTGCGGCTTCGTACTCTTTGGTCAGCGCTTGCATCTTGCCGCGAATCTTCAAGTAAACCTTGGCAAGCGTGTCCATAGGAATGACATCGTTTTCTGACACGTCCATCTCCTTCGTTGTATGTTTGTGGGCCGGTCTTTCCCGGCTGTCAACATGCGCCCCGGATGGAGAATCAATGCACCCAGATCGAGTCCAGTCACATGCTGGCGTGGTTGTTTGCAGTGAGCATTACCTGCAGCGGGGCACACTCACGTCTTATGCCACCGTTTCCCTACACGTCAAACATTTTACACACGGGTTTTTGGGTCCGCAAGCTCCTCCTCATAAAGTTTGATCAAATCAGTGTGATCAAGCACACGCGCCTCCAGTTGTTTAAACATGCGCCGCTCAATCTCACTGCCTTGTATATGAATGACGGTGACGCTGTCGCTGGTCTGCCCTTGCCGATCCGCGCGAGCGCAGCACTGCACGTATGTCTCCACGCTCATCACCGGCCCCCAGAACACCACGGTGTCGGCTGCTGTCAACGTAACACCATGAGATGCAGACTGCGGTTGGATGACCAGCACGCGCGGGTCAGGGGTATTCTGGAACTCGTTGAAAATCATGGCTCTGTTGGATGCAGACACGTCGCCATGAATCTTCTTGTTGCTGATCCCCTTGGCCGTCAGGAAGTCGCTGATGGTGTCGATGCTGTGCCGGTATGGCGCGAACACCAACACCTTGCGCTTCGTCTCTTCCAGCGCTTCCAGCAGCACGTTCAGGCGCGGATGACAGTCGAACTCCACCACCTCCATCGTGTCCGTGTAGGCAGCGCCGGCACTTATCTGCAGCAGCTTGTTGACAGATGCCGCTGCGTTGATCGCGGTGATGGTCTCGCCCGCCGTGTTGACCAACATCTGGTCTTTGAGTATTCGGTAATACTTGACCTGCTGCGGAGTAAGCTCGACCTCACGGGTGACCGTGATGACAGGGGGCAAGTCAAGGCACTGTGCTTTCGTAAAACGTATTGCAGGTTGCAGTGCTTCGAACACCGTGCTGTCGGCGTTGTCCTTCGGCACCCACTTGAACTTGGTGATCTGGCGCATGACCTTGTCCCGCCACGCCGTAGCGAAGCGCGGCACTGCCGTGGGATTGACCAGCTTGGCAAGACCGTACGCATCCTCGGGCGACTGCGCTGCCGGCGTACCCGTCATCAACCACAGAAACGTCTCAGGCTTCACCAGCTTGTTCAGCGTCTTCCACCGGCGGGTGCTGGTGTTCTTCCACGCGTTTGCTTCGTCACCGATGATTAGGTCAAAGCGCCCGTCCTCCGTGATGGCGTTGGCAAGCATCGGCAGCCCATCATAGTTACAGATGACGATCTCGTAGTCTTTCTTGACGGCTTCGATGCGCCGCTCTGACTGCGAGTGATAGGCAATGACGGCCGTGCGATGCACGATGCTCTTGGCGATGTCCCCCATCCACGCGGACTGCATGATGGAGAGCGGGCAGATAATCAGCACGCGCCGCACTTCGCCTTGAGTCATCAGGTAGTCCGCAGCCCACAACGCCGACAACGTCTTGCCAGTGCCGGGCTCAGAGAACACGAAGGCGCGGCGGTGTAGCGTGAGGAACGACGCGGTTTCTTTCTGGTGGGCGAACGGTTTGTATTTACCGGGCCACGTGTAGCTGCGCAGGATTGGCGAGGGCACTTCGCGTACACCCAGATTCTTGAGCACCCGCGCTTCGTCCAGACCCCAATACACCGCAACTTCATGCAAGCCGTTGCCCAAGTCTGACACGTGTTTGCTGCGGGGTATGACCGCATACTTGTCAGGGTACCGGGTGCGCAGCACCAGCGCTTTGTTGTCAACGATTTGCATAGAAGTAGTATTTCAAACAGTCAGTGTCTGGGTCGTGTAATCTGTCCACGCTCAACAGTCTCTTTTCAAACAAGTACATACTCATGGCAATCCACATCTTGTCTACTTTCTCTTGTGTGCCGCTCCGATAAATTATTTGAGTCTTATCTTGTGCATAATCGTATTCAACAGTACAAACGAAACTTTTTCCATTAAACCGTGCTTTCCAGCACGTTAAAAGCTCCTCCAAACTCCACGACGCAAACTCCGGGTGCCGCTCCCTGAAATCGTTTTCAAACAGCGGTAGCTGCTCTGTCACGTTTTGTTGTCTCCTCTGTTGGAACTGCGACTGCGCAAGCGCAGGTTGCCGCCAGTAGATTTGCCGCCCTTGCGGATCGGCACCTTGTGGTCGATGTCCTTGCCGTTGCGGTCAATACCCTTCTTGTCATACATGCGCCGCGCGCGTTGGCGCTCGATCTGATCTTTATCTTCACCGCGTTTCAGTTGAAGTTGATATGCGTGTTTCCAATCGCGCTTGGCCATGATTAGCTCCTTAGTGTTCGGGGTGAAATTCGCAGGACTTGACCGGGCACCACGGGCACAACCCCGACTGCTTGGGGTTCCACACGTTGTTCGACATACATGCTTCGATGCTGGCGACCCGTTCACGGTAGCGTTGCTGCAAGCTGCTCCGCATGTCGATTGTAACCTTGTGCTTGGTCACGCTCTCCTTGAGGACAAACAGCAGCGCCGCATTGACGCGCTCGATCTGTGGGTAGTGTATGAACGTAAGCAGCGACATCAAGTCCAACTGCTCTCGATCCGGGTACTTGTTGTTCCCCGTTTTGTAGTCCACCACCCATGCGATTTTGTTCGGCTCGTCAAGAATCAACAAGTCTACGATACCCCGCACCCACGCCTTCTTGTCAAACCACTCACACGGTTCGTAGTCCACCGTCGCAGCGAGCTTCAACTCTGCATGCTTGGTGCCCTGCTTTTCCATGAGTGCGGTCAACGTCGGCTGGAGAAACGAGAACTGTTTAGGCAGCGGTGTGCCCTTTACGAACTGCTCTGCGGCTTTGTGTAGTTCGTTTCCGTAGCGCGTTTGCTCCGTTTCTACGAAGGGATGCTTCTTGAGTACCCGCGTTTCGTGATACTTGCGCGGGCAGTTCTCGAAGTCTTTGAGGGATGTGTGGGACCAGCTTATGGCCATTGAACACCTGTTTGATTACTTGCGTTAGCCTATCGGCACAACGGTCAACAAAGCGCTCATCCTGCTCCAATGGGTGTTGCATGTCGCGCAACACTGCATGGACAACCTCGTGCCAAAACGCCTGCTCCCGCTCGGCCACGGTGAAGCGGCTGCCATTGAAAGCGTGGGAAGCAAGCGTAATGGTTCGATGCTTGTAATCAACCTCACCCAACCGCCCGTCGGGAAACGACTTGACGGTTCGCAGTGAGTACTTTGCGCGACCGATATTGAGTGCGTCCATTGAACATCTCCTTCGTTGTTGTAGTTTTACTTCGCGTCGCCGTAACGTGCAGCCACTCCAGTCTCTGCTGCCAACGGAATGCCCGGCATGTACGACGGTTCCTTCACCATCTGCGCCAGCAACCAAGTCTCGGCTTCTTCGGCCTCGGCCTCGGGCACCAGCGCCACTACCTCGTCATGCACTGTCAACACGCAGGGATAGCGTTTCTGTATCCGCAGCATGCCGTCAGTCATCACGCAGCGGGCTACAGCCTGCACCACATTCTCGGTGATCTTCCCACCGTACAGCTTCTTGTGATGCTCACCATACGTCCACTGCACCCGACCTTTTTCGTCGGGCTTTCCATGCAAGTCAGGATAGCGCAGATGTAAACCGTTTGGCAACTGAATGCGCCCCTTTTCGAAGGTCAGGCATTTGTGCTGATACGTTTTACCACCTGCGACAGCCTTGACCAGCATGGCGTCGCACAGCCCCCAGAAGTCCCGCACAGCCCCCGCCCGCTCCCGGTACAGGTCGATGATCTTCTTGGCAGCGACGGAATGCACGATGATCTCGTCGTCCCCGCACAGGCGCGGTATGGCCAGCGCCTTCTCCACGTTGGGTTCGTAGTTGACGAAGTCGTCGAGGTATTGCTTGTTTACACCAAGCTGTTTAGCAAAAGAGATGTCGTACCGGATGGGCGGTGCCCCGAGGAAGCCGGTGAGAAGCTGCGCCGCAAACGACGTCCACCCTAGCCCGTAGCCGGCTCCCAACAGGGCTGATTTGGCGCTCTGGCGCAGGTCTGGGTGCGTGTCCTTGGTCAGCCCCGGGATGCCGAACATCTGCGCACCAAAGGCCGCGTAGGCGTCCTGCCCGCTGGCGAAAATCTGCAGCAGTTCCCGGTAGTCGGCCAGCCACGCCAGCACACGCGGTTCGATCTGCGACAGGTCAGCCACCACCAGCACGTAACCCTCGGGAGCCATGATGGCGCGGCGCAGGAACGACTTGCGCTTCAGGTTCTGCATGTTGATGCCGCTGCCCCGGCTGGCCGACCAGCGCCCGGTGTGCGCCCCGTAGTAGTTGAGCGGCACCGGCAGGGTGCCCCGCTGCGCGATGTCCAGAAAGCGCTGGGCCCGGGTTCTGTCTAACGTACTTTTGACAGCCAGCCTTGCCTCGCACAGCAGCGACACGTCCTCGTTGTCCCCGTTGAGCAGGGCTTGGAACAGCGCGTCGTTCTTGGCGAAGGCGAACGCCTGCTTGCCCGTGGTCTTGCTGATCTTCGTCGGGGGCTCCACACCCATCAGGCGCAGCACGTTGGCAAACTTGTCGTTGCTGGCGAGGTCTGACTCCGGCACCCCGAGCTTGGCCAGCAGCCCCTCCCGCCGCTCCTTCTCCTCCTTGATGGCGTCTTGCAGCAGGTAGGGGTCCAGCTTCAGCACCGGGTTCACGAACATGCGCAACGTCATGTCGATCAGGCGCAACTCCTTCTTGGGGTAGCCGGTTATCAGATTGTCAAACACACCCTCACAAAGCACAACGTCGTGGATGCAGTAGTCGGCAAGCTCGGTGGCGATGGACTCTGGCAGCGCTTCAAGGTAGCCATCACTGCTGTGGACTGCGTCGCCCTTCGGGGGCAGACCGAACGTCTCGGCCAGCTTCTTCAGGCTGTTGCCCACCTCCACCCCACGCAGCGCCCGCGCCATGCTGAGCGAGTCGAAGATGAACGCAGGGGTGTGCCCGTAGCGCCATGACAGGATGGACACGTCGAACTGTGCGTTGTGCGCAAGCACGGCCGTGGTGGACCAGTCTATCGAATCGAAGAACGCCTGCAGGTCTTGCGCAGGCACCCACTGCGGAGTCTCCCCGCTCCCGTACCACCGCCATGCCGCACCCCACGCCTTGAAGCGCGGGTCGCGTATGTACTGCTCCGTTGTAAGTTTTGACAGCGTGTAGTCCTTACGATCCCATGCGGTTTCGAAGTCCAACACCATTATTTTGTCGAACATCAGTTATACCTTCCCACGTTTTGATCCTTCTCGACTGCGGACACGGCTACTACTTTCAGCATGCCCAGCGCTTCGTTGTCGTCCATGTTGAACTTGAACACCCGCACAGAGCGGGTCTCGCCTCTGTCTCTGATATGTATAAGCAGTCCTTTGTCACACTCTTCTACGTCATCGTCATCTTCGGCCCAGATGCAGTTGTGGATAATCTCCATGGCGTTGTTGAACATCTGTTGGCGTTCGTCTTCAATATCGTGCTCGTCTTTCATACGCTCTCTTTCCGTAAATGTTTGGGCGGTGCAAAACCCACAAGCCCATCTTCCTTCGTCCGTTTGAACTGAATGTACGGACGCGCGCACCAGCCCTTCTTCTTCATCTCTCGCTGATACCCCGGGGTGCAGTCGGTACAGAACCACGATTCGTAGGACGGAGGGCTCATCCGTGCGGCGCGCTTCCAATCCGTGTACTGCTCCGGTGTCGCACACAGATAAATCATCTTTACGATGTGTTCGCGTTCAAGGTCTTTTGATCTCATTTGCTACCTTTCTTGACCAGCTTGACTGCGGGTTGCTTCTCCACGTCTAGCCGATATTGACGTACGGTCTCTGCGATGTCGGTGTTGGCCGAGTCGGTCGGCACAAACTTACAGCCGAGGTCAGTGATGTACTTCTTGCGGCCACGCAGGTATGCAACAGCAGCATCAAGTTTCGCATTCATCTGTGTATCTCCTCTCGTAGTAATCAGCACTCGTCCACTGCATTGTCAGGATGTCACGCTCGTCGGTCTTTCTCGGGCGTCCTGCCGCCCAGCCTCGGGCAGACTTCTGGACTATATCCTTCAATCCCACGTAATACCATTCGTCACAGTAGTTTGTGATCGTGTAGGCCCCGGCACCTAACACCCGACTTGCAGTGGTGTTGATGACGTTAAGGTCACCTTTCACGTATATCCTGCGGTAAGGCTGGCCGTTTTTAGTAACGACCTTGTAGTGTTTGAAGTCACGGAACACCGCAGACAGGTTCTTGGTATCGAACTTGGGGGAGGGTACGTTCTTGGTTACCATGGTGCTGGCTCAATGTCCGACAGCTTCGCGGGCTTTGGCGCGGGCGGTTTTGATTTTTTCTTGCCGCGCTTTTTTGGCAGCAGCCCGCTTGCGCTTGTCTGTCCAGTAGCTGCTTCGCTTGGTGTAGCCCCGGGTCGGTTGCTTGTTCTTGCTTCCCACCGGTCGTCCGCGCTTTTTAGGCTGCTCGGAAACGGCCAACTGCTCGGCAGGTTCAAGTTTGTATGGGGCATCACTTTCCTCCTCCGCTATTCGTTTGATATCCATGCTCATGTAAAGCACCAAGAGCATACCCGCTATCAGCAAACCACCGATAATCCACATCACTGCTTCTCCGAGTTCCATTTTATTTCTCCTCTTCTTGATATTCCATTGCGATCAACAGATCGATGTAGTGCTTCGCCTTGAACAAGTCCTCGATGCCGTTCTTGTTGCGGTGTCGGCATACGTATTTGATGACGTTACCTTCCAGATACGGAATGCCGTTGGCGTGGATAAATTCCACAGGCTGAATCTTCATGTCGCGGTAGTGGTTACCGCCCACCTGTGTGTCTAGTGCCATCATGTTCTCCAAATAAAATTACGCGGTTAAACTTTTTTCCCTTTAAAAATAACAATCATGCTGTCGTGCTTACCTTTGCCGCCGGTGGGT